TTAGGGTGCGCTTATTTGAACTGGGACCAATTTGGGACCAATCTGGAGCTTTTGCATTTCGCTCCAGTCCGAGCTTGAGTTGATCCAACGCGCATAAGTCGAGAGCAGCATCTGCACACTATGGCCGAGCTGCTGGGAGATGAAGGCGGGGTTCATGCCAGACATAATGCATATTGTCGCATAGGTGTGACGACAGTTGTATGGCGGGCGACGACGGATATTCAACGCTTTCAGTGTAGGAACCCATTGCTTGTGCAGGTCGGACGTCTGCCGGACGTACGCTGCGTTCTTCGACGGGGGGAAGATGAAAGGCGTTTCCAGCACCTTGCCTTTGCCCTTTTTCCGACGTTCTGCATATTCCTTGGCGAACGCCAGGGCGTGCAGGGCGCGGTCATTCAACAAAACAAAGCGGTCACTGCCCGTTTTCGTGCGCTCCACCACTTCCCCCAAGGCGATCCCGCGACACACGTGGGCCGTCCTTTTCTCTTCGTCTACCGCATCCCAACGCATTGCCAGGGCTTCGGAAAGACGCATCCCCGTAAAAAACACAAACTCAAAAAACGCCGCATATATCGTGCTGGGCCAGTGATCGTGCTCGTACATCTTGGCGATGATCTGGTTCGCCTCGTCCAGGGTGAACGGGTCGATCTCCTTCTTGCTGCGCTTGGGCAACTCCAGAATCGCCGCCGGGTTCTTCGGGATCAGCTCCTCATTGACGGCCGAGTTCAGAATGGTCGACAGCTTCGAGATCGCATTGCGCTTCACCCCGGGCGACTTCCACTCACTGGCGGCCATTACCCGGCGGAGCAGGGTGGTGGTGATCAAATCGATCCTCACCAGTGCCAGGCCGGGCATCCAGTACCGGTTCAGCGCGCCCTTGTAGTTCCCCTTCGTACCAGCGACCACCTCCCGACTGTCCAGCCAGAGCTGGGCGTATTCGCCGAAGTTGATCTTGCCGCCGGCGACGTTGCTGGAGCTGGGGAACAGCTCGGCGTACTTATCGTCGTCGAGCAACCCCAGCTTGATCAGGCCTTTTACTTGATCAACAACCTGTGCGGCAGACTTGATTCCTTTCTGTGTCGGGGGATAGGGGAGCGTTTCACTGCGCCGGCTGCCGTTCCACATAAAGCGGATGCGGATCGATCCGTGGTGGAGGTCCATTCCTGCGGGCAAACCCATTGGCTTTCGAGCCATTCGTAGTATCTCCTGATGCTGTACAGAACTCGGCTACCTTGTTTGTTCCAGACGCCGAGGGGGATTTGATTGCGGGCGCGCTTGGAGCGCAGGGCGGCGAGGGTGGTGCCGAGGATTTGGGCCATCTGCGCCTCCGGCACCTTGTCGCCGGTGATGCCGTCGTTTTGTTGTTCGGCTGCTGACATGGGGTGTCCTGGCCGCGGTGGGCGGCGGAAATTGGGTTAGTCGATTCGAAAGAGTTCGGTGCGGATTGCTCGCCAAACATGCGTGCATACCTCGACCGCCGCTCATAGGCTGGCAGGAGTTGTTGTAGGGATAGATCTAGATCGCCGCCTACCTGCGTCAGTTACTGCTTTTTTTAGAGATTTTTTTCAGTTAAGATCTTAACTGCTCAATTAAGATCTTAATTGATTTCTGAGGTGTCTATGGCTGTCCAAGCACGTGTTCACGTGATCGAAAGTGTAGAAAAAAAATTCACTGAAAAAGGCTGGACACTCTGTTTTCAATGGTGCCATTACAATTACAGTGACGGTTCGCAGCAACGAGGCTATCGCTTCATCTGGAAACGCCCAGACGGCTCTCTACAAGCTGCACGGGGTCAAGCACGCCTGCCCAATATGGAGATGATTACTGAGTTAGTTGAGACAGCTAAAAAGCAAGGTTGGGGCTTTAGAGGGGATGAAACTCCTGAATCGAACTAGCAACCATCGGTTTCTGGCGTTAGCAGTACACGTAGGCGAACGGGAGGGTGGCGATCATGGCGTCACCCTCTGAATATTTGAGTTGACCCAGGTACGCATACGCTGCCAGCGCTGTTCCGGCGTTTCTGCCTGCCAACTGCCTTCGTCGTTCATGAAAACAATTTCTGACGCCATGGCAGGGCTGATGCCGAACGCTTCGCCTACGGCCTCTCGGTCGTCTGGATCAAGAACGGCCATGTCAATTCCGCGCTTCGCCCCAATTACGCCGATGGTGCAGAATTCCCCCTCGGCCTGAAGCGAGTCGGCGATCAAGCGCTTATCCGGCATTGCATCCATCGCGTCACGCAGCTCGACAAGGAACGCCTGGCCGCGCTTTCCCTTCAGCGCCGACTTCACGGCGCCACGCCAGCAGATCAGATCCCATCCGCCGCAATCATCGCTATATCCGCTTCGGCTCATGACTTACTCCGTCCCGGCGAGGTATGCCGGCTCCGTGGCGGCGGCCAGCCATTCGCGCAACGTGCCGACGATCTTCGTGCGGTCATCTTCATCGCACCACGGCTTGTCGAGCCATTCATCACTGACCAGCTCAACATCCCAGTCGTCGTAGGCGCCTGGCTCTTCGCCGTTCATTTCTTCGAGCACCCGGCGTGCGCCTGCCTCATCGACAGCCGCAACCCAATCGCAGTCGCCAACCATGAAGGCGAGCAATTTAGGCGGCGCGGGCTGGCTGCCGTTGAGTTCGAATGCTTGTTCTCGGTTTTCAATGGTCATGACTTCGTCCTTGCCGCTATAGCGGCTGACTTTGAAGGGGGAGGGTTTACAGGTTTTGCGGGTGGAGTACGGATGTACTCCTACCGGGAGTTGGCTGACTCGGCCTTCTTGGCCTGGCGCGCCTTGAAGCGTTCGTACGGGCCGCCGGGCAGTGATGCAATCTCGTTGGCAGCTTTGATCAGCAGGTCGCCGAGAGCCTTTTGGGCCTTCGGGGTGAAGGCCTTGAAGCGTGTACCTGGCGGGTAGTAAGCGGCGTATGCCAGGCGCGTGCAAAGCGTCGAGGCTTCGTCGAGGCCGTTACTGCGACCGTATCCGAACAGCGCGTCTCGATCATCCTGGTCCGGCTCGCTTTGGAGCGAGGCGGCAACGCGATACGACTCGACAAGCTCGGCTCGCAAGCTGGCGATCAAGTTGTTCTGCTGCTCGATAACGCTCTCTGCGTGCGCAAGACGTTTCGCGGTCAGGTCGATCTCGCCAAGCGCCACAGGCGAATCCAGCAGGGCGCGCAGCTTCTTGACCCACAGTTGCACCTCACCGCTTGCAGATCCTTCGGCGTAGCTGGCGAAGTTCTCCAGCAGCTCACGCGACACACCGTCAATTGTTTGGTTGGTGGTCATGACTTCACCGATTTGGGTTCAAGTCGCGAAAGCCGCTCACGCAGGCTGTTGATTTCATCCTGGTACTGATCGGCCAGGGTTGTCAGGTCGTTGAAGTTGACCCAGTTACCATGCTTATCCGGCACGCGGATTACGCTACCTGTTGCATCCTCGCCGCCGCGCCAGAAATTGAATCGTGGCAGAGCCTGTACCTTGTCCCAAAGGTCATAGCCTTCGCGGGTTTTGATATTTCTCACGATGCGTTCTCCGTTACCAGATCTTGGGCATTCACAACCGTCATGCCGAGGCGTTCGGCAATCAGGACTTCCAGGCGTGCGCCCTTTGAGTGCTCCCAGCCGGGCAGGGTGGCCACGGTGTTGCACTCCATCAGGGCGACGATGTCGCGGCGCATGCAGTCGTTCCAGTTGCCGCCGTCGGGGTTGATCTCGGCGGGGTTGGTGACGGTGTGGCCGCCGGCGCGCAGGTTGGTGGTCATAGCGTGGAAGGCGGCAAAGTTGAGGCCGGGCAGGCCGGTCATGGGTTCGCTGAGGTAAATCCGTTTCACGGGGAGCTCTTGCCGGGTGATGCCCGGGAAGTAGGGTTGGGGGGACGTTGAAATTGAGGACTTCGCGCTTTAAATGCGCAGTGCCATAATGAAAGGTGAGTACACGGGAATTTTGTTAGGGACAACGATGGCAAATATAAGCGTTCATGATCTGCTAAATGCTCCAGTTGGATCAATGGTTTCAAAAAAAGAGCTATATGAATTAATTCAGTATTCAAAAGTAGAAGGATCTGAATATTGGGGTGGTGAAAATTTCGTGATAAATAATACTCCACAACAGGGTATTAACTGGATTGGTTCACTTCCTGCTCTTGCAGGGGTCATAGTTAAAGTGTATCCGGGAAGTTATAGTCACGATGGTTGGGTAGATGCTGAAAGAAATTTTTACCGCTATTCCTTTAAAGCCAGAAAAGGTGTTGTATCACTTAAGGAAAAGGCGAATCTTTCGTTGCTGAATCAGCCTGAGTTCGGTTACCCAGTACTTCTTTATAGCGAGCAAAAGCAGGGCTGGTTTTTTGAAGGGTTGTTTGGCTTGGTTGAATGCGCTGACGAATATGTTGTTCTTGGTCGCCAAGCCGAAACTAATGTGATTACGAGCAAGGTCGGCCAAGGATTTATGGAGGGTGGAAAAAGTTATGTTACGCATTTGTTGTATGAGAGGAACTCTCAAGTAGTTAAGCTGCTAAAATCGTCCGGATCATGCGTCTGTGAAATTTGCAGTGATGATTTTAAAGTTAGATACGGATTTGAATATATCGAGGCTCATCACAAAGTGCCAGTCTCTATGAAGGCTGTGAAGGTAGATGTGGTTTTAGAAGATTTAGCATTACTGTGTTCGAATTGTCATTCTGCCGTGCACGCTCATATGCGATCGGGCATCGAGGACTACTCAGTAATTAAAGAGGTGATCGTGCGTCGCTTAGCTCAACAAACTTGACGATTCTCCCGCCTATCCAGTGAACCACCGCGATGGCCTTGCTGTTACCGATTGCCTTGTAGCGGGACCCGTCAGGACATTCACTTGCAGGCTTGCCGCGCCAGGGGATCTGCGTGTAGTTATCGGGAAAACCTTGGCATCGCTCCCACTCGATCACACTGGTCCGGCGGACGCCTTCGGGCTCCAGCACATATGCCTCTCGATCATCGAGAGAGCCTCCCCCTTGTGCCGTGAGAGTAGGGTGAAGTGCAAGCTTCGCCGGCCATCTCGGCGGGCTATCCCGGCGAGCGCCTTCGCGCTCAAAAAGTACCTCAGTGGGATCGAATCCGTCTCTAGCACTTGCGACAACGAACACACGACGGCGTCGTTGGGCCAGGCCGAAATATTGGGCGTCCAAGACCCGCCACGCGATTGTTCTTTTGGGTCCATACACACAACCAGCGTCCTGCCATTTCTTCCCTGGAGGCTGCAACTCGCAGTCTTCCCCAGCAAGCGCACCAAGAAAGCATCCGAAGGCGTTTCCTTTGTCGCTGAGGACGCCGGGGACGTTTTCCCAGACGATAACGCTGGCGGGCTTTCGCTGGCCGGCGCGAACATAGTCAACTGCATCTGCAAGCTCCACGTATTTGATGGTGAGGGCGCCGCGCGGGTCGGTGAGGCCTTCCCGCATACCGGCCACGCTGAAGGCCTGGCACGGGGTGCCGCCGACAAGCACGTCCGGCGCCGGGATCTTGCCGGCCAGCACCAGGGCTGCCAGCTTGGTCATGTCGCCGTGGTTCGGCACGTCGGGGTAGTGGTGGGCCAGGACCGCCGAGGGGAACGGCTCAATCTCGGCGAACCAAGCGGCGCGCATGCCCAGCGGGTGCCACGCTTGTGTAGCGGCCTCGATGCCGGAGCAGACGCTTCCGTAAGTTATGGGCATGGGATCTCCGCGCCGGTATGATCCGCGCAAAAAATGGAGGTAGTAATGGGGTTCTTGAAACGGCTGGTCGGAGTCATATTCAGTTTTTGGTTTCTCCTGACTTTCGTAGCTTTGGTTGCTGGCGCGGCGGCGCTTGTTGTTTATCGTTTGCACTTTGTGGGTGGCTTCTCGACCCAAGCTACCGACTGGTCTGCATTTGGAAGCTACATAGGTGGAGTCCTTGGGCCGCTCGTATCCTTTTTGACCCTTGGGGCGGTTCTTAGGACGGTCTACCTCCAACGTGACTTGTTGAGGACTCAGAAGGACGAGTTCTTCACCCTGAGCCAGCAGCAAATCGCGTCCTTGCAGCGTCAGGATGATCAGCTGCAGCTGTCAAGGGATGAGGCTGAACGATCCTTGGTTCAGAATTATCTGAATAGTCAGTTCAGGCTTATTGAATTTTTAGTTGATAACCAGCAGCGACATGCGGATGCGATGTCGTCAGTGGTTTTGAAAATAATGGATCTTGGTCGGGGCGATTTTACTGATCGGCAGAAAGCGGCGGAACCATCGCTTAAAGAGAAAGAAATGGCGGTCGCGAACGTGAAAGAGCTCCTTATCCTTTCCATGCAGCTGTCTTTGTCAGAATTCAAAGCCACAAAAGAAATCAAGGATTTAGTCGGTCCTTGTTTGCTGAAAATTACAGGAAATCAACCCGAACCCGACGGGGCATCGCCGGCTGGTTAGTAGCCCAGGGTCGTGCATCGTTTCAGAAAGGAAGGCGCTGGCGGGCAGCGCCGGAGCGTCAGGCGGCAGGTCGTTCTGCGATGAAGTAGTCCCAAGCGGCTCTATCGCCTTGGGCTACATACCATTTCAGCTCTGTGCTTTCGTCAATGTCGGTTACTGAGCCGCCGTACTGGGCGCCAGGGAAAGTGAACAGCCCTTTGTTGCCGCACCACGGGTATCCGCCAGTGAACCCGGTGAAGGTGACGCCAGGCCTGGCCGCCGCCGCCCGAACCTTGAACTCCTCGAATTTGGCGTTGCGGGCCGTCACTTCAGCTTCATGTCCTGTCTTACAGTCCGCAGAGCAGTAGACCACTCGATCATCGAACACCAGGTCCAGTGCGATATCGGTTTCTGTTTCCTCATCCCAATAGCTGGCATCACTGTCGCACCTCGTGCCGCAGTGGTTGCAGCCGAACCACCAGCCGGCATCGATGTAGGCTTTTGCCGGGATAAAGCTCTGGCCGGCATATTGGTCGGCCCAGTGGGCACGGCGGCACGACACTGCGCCAAAGTCAGTACCGATATTGTCTGCACCCTGGCGCCGAGCCGCGGCGTTCGAGGTGGCGAACTGGATATTTGATTCTTCCGGGTCGTTGGTTTCTACGGAGTAGGCCAGCACGTTGCGCGATGCCGGATCGACTTTTGGCTTGCTCATGGATTATCTCCAGTCAGGCGCCGCCTCTGACGAGAGTGCGGCGCAGCTGTTGGTGTCAGGCGGTAGCGCGCTTTAGCTGCTCGGTCAGTTGCGTGGGAAGGCCGCGCAACGTCAGAGTGCCGCCTTCCTCGTCAAACTTGATCTTGTCGCCCAGCAGGTGCGCCTCGAAGCTGATCGACATGCCCTCAGCCCGGCCAGAGAAGCGCCGGAATTTGTTGATCGTCTTCTTGTCCGGCGGCAGGGACTCGGAAATTCCGTAGTCCTTCGCCTTGATGAAGTCGTGGAATTTCTTCGGGCGATCTTCGTCGATCAAGCCTGACAGCTCGTCCAGAGTGATCGGCTCGCCCAGCTTGGCCTGGGCCATTGAGTAGCTGACCAGGGTGTGGGTCTTCTCACGGGCCGCATCTTCGACCATGTCCTCGCTTTCAACGAAGTCGCTGAACGCCTTCAGCAGCGTGCGGGTTTCGCCTGGGGCGTCGATCCCTTCCTGGCAGCCGATGAAGTCACGGAAGTACTCGTTGAGCTTCCGGCCCTGCTTGCCCTTCAGGTATGAGATGTACTGCTTCGACTGGCGGTTGTTCTGCCATTCGCTGATGTTGATGCGTGCGGCCAGACGGATGTGATCCAGGTCCAGGCGCTTCACGGTCATCAGGGCCAGATCTTCGGTCATGGTCACCGCTTCGGTTTCCTGCACCAGGGCGATCACCAAGTAATCGGTCAGGCCTTGCTGGTAGTGGCAGAAGAGGGCGTGCCCACCGGTGGTGAGGTTTGACTCTTCCCTCAGCTTGGTCAGGTGTTCGACTGCCGTGGTGCTGAACGACAAGAAGTCGGTGGCGCCGGCCAGGTACTTGCCGAGCCAACCGCTGAAAGGGTGAGCGCCTGATTCTTGGTGAAAGAACCCCCAGCCCTTGCCGGCGGTGGCGTTGTAGCTGTCGTTGAGCTGGCTCATCAAGTCGTCGCGGGCTTGGCTATCGACCTGCTCGGATGTGCCCAGGAACAGAACGGCCGTGCTGCCGTCGGGCTTCTTGTCGATCTTGTGGATGATGCTGTGGCGGATGGGCATTGCTTGTACCTCAGGTAAGCGCCGCCCTCCGTGATCGGTGGTGGCAATTTGGTTTTGGTTGGGGTATTACCGGTGTCTATAAATCACTTGTGCTCGGGATCCGAAGACCATGGCTTACAAGGAATTGAAGAAGAACGACATTGCAGGTCGAAATGAGTGGTATCGGTATTGCGTGGCGACGAAGGCGGTCAATGTGGAGGTTTTCCCTAGAACCAAGTATGCGAGGGTTGAATGGGATTACATCAGCGTCCCGAAGGAGCGTGACCGCGATTTTTACGCCTGTGAGCGAGAGCTTCGTGAGTCCTTGAAAGATATTTATCTGCTCTATGCAGGAAGCCAAAGCGAGTTCTACGGTGGCGGACTAGTTGGTTATATTGATGGGCTTTTGATAAGTGATGCGAGATTAGCAGCAGAACAAATATCTGATTTATTTGAAAAAACTCCGACGCTGGCATCGAGTTGAAGCCGGTGATCGAAACGTTTCCGATGGATACGTCTGCCTGAGCGGCTTATCAGTCGTTCTCGCCGTCGTCGTCGGCGTTCATTTGAAGCGATTCGGCAAAGCCTGCTTGCCGTAATTTGCGCGCCACGTTTTGTGGTATGTCGATTGTGTGGCGCTTAATTTCAAGCATTGGTGCGGACTTCTCGACGCCCAACGAGTGGGCATGTGCGATAAGTCGCCAGATGGTGGTGCGGTCCTTCGTTTCGCCCAGGCCGGCGGTGAGCGCCTCCAGCCGGTCGCGCATGCCTTGGCGGAAGTAGTGGCGGATGATGTCGGACGGCCCTTTGATCTTCGGTGGCGCCGTTGGCAGATCCTCGGCCTTGGCGTTGATCACCAGGAGTTGCACCGCCTCACTGACTTCCTCGATCTTGTGCCAGCGCATCAGCTCGTCGAGCATCTGCCGGGTGCCGTACGGGACCGTGTGCCGCAATTCCTGCTCGCCCAGCTCCTGCCGCTTCTCGGCAAGCTTGGCTGTTCGTTCCTTCTGTTCGGCAGCCATGGCCTACCTCTTCTATTCCGCTGGCCGGCAGTGCGAGCCAGGGTTGACGTTTGCGTTGCTGGATGCGGGCTATGCGCTTCAACGTTTCGTTTTCCCGTTCCGCAAGTTGAACGGGAGCGGCGGGAAGTCGATGCCGTAATCCTTGAGCAATCGGTGGAATTTCTCGTAGCACATGCCCGTCTGCTTCATGACCTGGGACCGATTGAGCCCCACATCACGCAAGGCAATGATCCGCTCAACCATCGGGCCGTCAGTGGCCTTGTGACCCTGGTTGGTGGTGTACCCGCGCTTGAACTTGAAGCCCATGCGGGATGCCATCCGCTTCAAGTCGCGCTCGCAGAGGTGGAAGGTCTTCATGGCCTCGGTGACGGTCAGCGTCGGTGCAGCTGCTGCCACTTTGCTTTCAAACGATGGGTTAGGCTCTGCCCTGGTACCGTCGCGGGACTTGCCGTTGAACATGGCGCCGAAATCGACATCCCGAACTTGAGTGATCAGCGTTTCGAGGGTGGTGCCTTGTTCATACTCTGCCGTGGCCCGGGCGATCCAATCGCGGTCCAGATCCTTTTGGCGGATGGTGCTGAGTTCTGGGCTGATCATGGTTAGGCTCCTAAACGATGGGCTTGCGCCCTAGCTTTGTCTGCTACCTCGTCAACCATGCGATTCAGTTCCAGGTTGAACTGGACCAGCTCTTTGTGCAGGTTGGCGATGTAGTCTTCGTCGCGGTAAATCGTCTCGATGTAGAGCTGGCACTCTTCATCCTGGCGAGAGTCGAACGACAGGAAGTCCCACCACTTACGGCCCGTCACGAACATGCAGCCCTGGACTTGTGGCATGTGTTCCTCGGGCATGCCTTCAAGCCAGGTCCTGACGTGAATCGCTTCGTTGAACGGGCACTTGGACTCGGTGCCACCGTCGTCGTTGATGAGGCCGTCGGGCGAGCAGCCCAACCAATCGTACTTGGGGTGAACGATGAATTCCGAGGGCAGGACGATGTTGCCTGTCAGCATCTCGTAGGCGTCCTGGGCCTTTTGCTCTTCGGCGTGGCCCCACTTCAGAGAGGCGCTGCTGACGTTGTGTTTGGATTTCTTTGCTAGCCGTTCAAAGCACAGCTCGCGCATGTATGAGGTGCGGGCACCCATGGGCTCGCGTTTGCCATTTTTGTCAGGCTTTCCCCATGCAACCACATCTTTGAAACGGCTGGCTGTCACGCGGCCCGATCGGTCCGCATGCCACTTCTCTGTGCCCTGAAGCTCAGTTCTCACTACGCGGCCTCCTCTGTACGGGGTTGGTCGCTGTTGGAACCGGTCATGTCAGTGAAGTCCGCATCGACGGTTGCAGCCATGCTCTTGAGTGCTTCGTGGCACTCCAGGCCGATCGCTGCGCGCTGCTTCGGCTTGAGGCCTGCCCAGGCTGCCGCGTAGGCCTCGATGTCCTGGCGCTTCGCAACGGCCAGCAGATCCGCGAATACTCCGTCGATTTCAGGCGAGGGGGATTTCGGGCCGAACGACACGCCTGCAGCTGCAGCGGTGTTCGCGGTCTGCTTGGCGGGGGTGATGTCGATCTCGCCACCGTACGAATCTTCAAATTCGTCGGGGGTGTAAACGCCAAGGATCACGTCAGGGCAGAAGAGGCGCGCCCATTTTTTGGTAACCAGGTACGCGATTTGCTGTTTGGGGTCTTCCGCCCAGAGCGTAGAGTTGCGGGTACGGACCTGGGTCAGCAGAAGTTCCAGGGTGCGCGGCTCGTCTTCGCCCCGGAACGTCGCCCAAACCTTGATGCCGAGTCCTTTTTCGTCGTCAAAGCTCCAGTCTGGAACGCGGTATTTTTTGAACTCGCCAGTGTCCTCGTCCTTCTTGGATTTGCTGGTGACCTCACGCATCTTTCCGATGACGTTTTCCCAGGCTCCAAACCACTCGAAGTTCAAGCGACCCTTGACTGGTGCCTTGGCAGTGATCACCGCGTTGACGAGCTGCGCCTCGTAGCTCAGTGCGCCGCCGTTGACGATGAACGTCTTCTGCGCTACGGCAAAGGGGTTCATTTGCCACTGCATTGCTTGAAGCACCACCGCCATGCAGTCGGCTTGGTTGCCTTTGAGATGCTTCGGGACGGTGGTCACTCCCTGCGACATCATCAGTGCAAGGTCGCTCATCGACCGCATGGTGCCTGGGTCGAGGATCAGCGCGGCCGCGTTGTGCGATGGATCGTGATAGGTCGCGAGGCCGGTTTGTGCTTGGGGGTTTGTATCGGTCATAACGCTCTCCGTAGCCAGCATGGGATGTGCTGGCCGTCAGATGGAAAGGGTGGTTAGAAGCTGATGGCGCGAAGCCAGGCGCGAGCGGTGTCGAGATCCACGTCGAAGCCCAGGGCGACAACTTCGACAATGTCGTCAGCGGGCGGTGTGGCCGGATCCGCAATGATGGCTTCAATCACGGGGGTATGTACGACAGCAGGTGCGACTTCCGCTTTCTCTTCGTTCACAGTGGCTGCGGCTGGCGCAGGAGCAGCAGCTTGGGCGCGCAGGCGAGCAAGCTCTTCTTGGTCGCGTCGATGTTGGTCGTCACGTACCTGTTGCTGACGCTGCTGCTCTGCTTGCGTATCGCGTTGTTGGCGCTGCTGCGCTTCCAGGTCGCGGCGCTGCTTGTCCAACTCGTCCTGTTGCTGCTTTAAGCGCTTGCGGTCTTCCTCTGCACGTTGCTTGCGCAGCTCCTCAGCTTCCGCGTCGGCAACGCGTTGCTTCTCCCGCAACGCGTCCAATTCTTTCTGCTGGGCCAGCAACTTGGCGGCAGCTTCTTCGCGCTCAACGGCGGATTTGTGCAGCGCTTCCAGCTGCTCAATCGCATTGTCGCGAGCGATGGTGCCTTCGGCTTCAAACTCGCCATATTCTTCGGGCAGGATCACCGACTCTTTGACGCCCAGCAGAATACTTGCGACATCTGCGGCGCTGCGGCTTGCATAGGCGGCAGCGACAGAGCTGAACCGGTTGATTTTCGCCCGGATGGCTTCGATGCGTTCTTGCTCTAGCCGCTCCCTTTCGGCTTTGGCATCGGCAACGCGCTTTTCTTCGACTTTGATGGCTTCGTCGATTGGTTCTTCAAGCACAAGGACGCGAGTCCTCAACGTCTCGCCGAACTCTTTAACCTGGTTGACGCGCGCCTGGGCGTCTTTGACTTTCTGCTGATAAGGCACCAGTGCCGTCTTGGTCGTTTTATCCAATGCATAGCGCACGTCGCGGATATCGACGCGAACCTCTTTGGCGTTTGCCAGGCCTTCGCTGGTTGAGCAGTCAACGACCAGCTTCGCGTAGGTGGTCTCCAGGCGAACGATCTGCTCTTCGTGCGGCTGATATTCGGCGATGTCGGTGACGGCAACAGCAGGCACAACGGACTTTTTGGAATCTTCGGTCGCGCTCTCTTCGAGCGGTTCTTGTGCTAGTGCTTGTTTGGTGTTTTTGGACATGACGATCCCTCGCCGCGCCAGGCGCAGCATTGAAAGTAGTGGGGGTGAGTGCTGCCGTCAGGCGGCGGAAATGAGTGAAGCGTTGTAGTTGTCGTAAATCTTATCGATGTGCGCCCGGAAGTACCGATGCTCGTTTTCATCGATCACGCGAAGCATGAAGGCCAGGGTGACGCACGATGTCGCCGCCGAACTGGCGTTTGGTTTTCCAAGGTCGCGGATCATGTTTTCGATCTCGCCCTCGATCCAGGTCACAGCCGTCTGGTGGTCGCGCTGTGCGATGTTCATTCGGCGCCCTCGGCTGGTGGGCAGATCAACTCCATCTGCGCCATTGCTACACCAATGCGGGCCTTGAGGCTGGCGCGCTCTGTGAGTCGCCGCGCCTTACGCTCTGCCAGGTCGTCAGCCGTGTATTCGTGGAACAGATCGACATGCGGCTTCTTGCCGAAGTTCGGCAAGTCCCAACGCCTGTCCGATTCCCTGGCCTGTGCGCTATCCGCGTAAATGCTGGACATGGTGTGACTCCAGGCGCCGGGCGAGGGCGCAGGCTTCGTTGTGGTTGCGGCGGAAGCCCTTCACCTTGCCGGTGGCGGAATCGACGACGTGGAAGAACTCATTCCCAGCCGGGATGACCCGGTAGAGAGGTGAGGTTTTTGGAGCGCTGGAGCCGACCAGTCCAAGGCAAAGGGCTAGGGCCAAGTTGCGGCGCTGGTTCATTGCGAGCGCTACTTCGCAGTAAGCGTGCTGACTTTGGTTCATGGTCGCCTCCAGAGGCGTGTTGTTCACCTGTATTCGTCAACACTCATTCCTCCCGCTGGTTGCCGATGGGCGCGGGGGAGGAGTGCTGACGTAATAGAGGCGCGTAAAAAAACCCGAACATTGCCCGGGCTTTCGGTGCGACACATAGACCTCCCTACGTGGCGCCGGGGTGAGTTTTTGGCGGGACTTTCAGCGCCAGAACGCCGAGAGCCCCGATCTAGAACGCCAGCGCTCACGATGGAAGCGCAATGGACCGGTTGGCAGGCCGTCATCAGGTGGCGGTTCTGGCCGCGCATGGCTGAGCGCTGCGCCGATCAGGAACAGTAGGAGCATGGTGATCTCCGGTTGGGGTGGGTGATGCAGATGACCGGAGCTGATCCCGGCACGACTATTAGCGGCCTTAGTGACACCGGAGTTTCACCGGGGCGAAGGTTTCAGCCGCTTATTCTTGGACTCGCCGTGGCCATACGGGCGCTTACTCACTCTACCGGTCACGATTCCCGCGATCCCTCAGGTCTTACACTTGCCCATCAGCCTGGGCATTCATCTGCTTGTTGCGGTGATGCAGGTGGGCGGATATAGGCCGCGATTTCGTCCGCATCGGATATAGCTCGAATCCCTCCGAGTGTTGCCCGTCTTCGCCGCGACAAAATCCGCTCAGGCTCGGGACAAGGTGGCCACCCTGCTATCACGACAGTGGGCCGAGCTATATCCGATGCGGCCTGGTGCTGGGGAGTACCAGGGCCTCGGGCAGTTAACGACATGCTGTCGTGGCGCTGGTTGTCAGGCTGCGGCCGGGATCACCACCAATACGGTGCTGACCATTGTTCCGGCTTGCTTGAATGAGGCTTCTGGCAGGGTTTCGATACTGCCACTGCGATGCTCTACGATTCCGCGAAAGTCCCGGGTCAGAGCGTCATCCCGGAAGGTCACACCGGAAGGCATGATCGCCACCAGTCGGCCGCCGGGCTTCAGGAACTTCAGTGCGTGCAATACGTGGTGAATATCGCTGCGTTTTTTGTCGAAGGGCGGATTCATCAGTACGCGGTCATAGATGGGTTTAGGCTCAACCTGCAAGAAGTCGCCAGGTTCCGAAACCCCGGACAGTGGCAGCTTTAGTTCGATTAGCGCTTTGTGGTTGTCCGGCAGCAACTCGTGCATGTCGACCATGACGCCTACCGCTGCGGAATTGGCGGCCACCGCCAGAGCCCCACGACCTGCGCTTGGCTCCAGTACCATCATCCCGTCACCAATCATGGCAAGATCGGCAGCCTGTTTAGCAACGTGCTGCGGGGTAGGGAAGAAGCCAAAATCCTGCGGCACAGTGACCTCGCCGGTCATCAGGATGTTTTCGATTGCGTCGGCCGCATCACCAGTGAACAGATGGGCCTTTGCCTTAGTGTTCCACTTGCCGCCCGCGGCCTTCAGAGTTTTATCGAGGCGCTGGTACAGACTCTTATCGAGCTGTCCGCCGGTGATGAACAGCTTGTTGTCTTCGGTGCGCGAAGCGCTGAGCAGCGCCATCACTTCGTTATCGACTTTCATGTGTGACTCCCGTTTGATTTCCCGTCAGGCCCTCTTGCGAAGGCCTGCCAGTGAAATCTTCATGCGACCTGGCCGAGAACTTCACGGCTGAAGCCCTGGATGTTCATATGCGCACTGACCGTCATCGCCTTGCGCTGCTTGATGTGGCTGCGCAGCGCGAGATCCGCCAAATCAACCTGGCCAGCTTCGAGCGCTGCGATCGCCTCATCGACGCCGCCGAACCACTTTTCCAGCAGCCTGGCGCACAATGCTGCTGCCTCGTTGACCACCTCATCACGTGCTTCAAATACTGAATTGCTCATCGCTGCATCTCCGTTGATTTCCAATGCCGCCTCATAGAAGCGGCATCAGAAATCTGTGCACCTGTGACCCGCTACTGGCGGCCATCACCGGCTTTAATCAAATGTTTCTCCAGCCGCGGGCCTTTCGGCTTGTTCTCCCGCTGGATAACTGCTTTCGACGTTTTACGCTGCACGCCCGGGTCAGTTGCCAACCCTCTGAACCGTTTAGGCCGGTTCATCGCTGCCTTTGAAGCTGGGCCGGTGGTGATCCGGCAAGAGGTGTCGCTAAAGAGCGGCGCGGCTTTCGCTGCTGGCCGGCTGTTGTTGCTGCTGGCTTGAGACGAATTTAAGCAAGCTGAAATAATCGTGTCAAGCATGCTGAATTAATAAATTCAGATTGCTGAAATTATTGAGCGATAAAAAGCCCGCTCAATGGCGGGCTCATTTATGCGTCGCAGTATTCTCGCCAGCCGATCCTGACGGTTCCTCCTTCCATGGTCTCGACGCGGACGCCTGCGGTTTCGCTGATTTCATCTAGCAGCCGCTTCCAGTCCTCGGGATTTTCATGCTCCAGCCTACACACCGTGACCGCCTGGACCTTCTGAACACCTGGTGAGGCAATCAGGGCTTGCAGGCGTCGACCTGCAGCTTCGTAGGAAGAGGGCGGTTTAGACGTGGTAAACGCTGGGCTGTGCATGTGGTACTCCTTACCTTAGCTGGATGCATGTACAGTATTTGTGTTGCTATATATTGGCAAGCTCCGATTTGCTTTTTCATGCGCAAATGCATAGAAGCTGAGAAGGTTACCTTCTCGCGGGCACAAAATAGCCCGCGCGTGGCGGGCTTTAAGCGAGCACTGACAGTCGAGTTTCAGCAGGCAAGCGCAAATCGCCACGATGGACTATGTGCACTTTATTGCCATCCGGGTCACGTAGGTACGCGCCATAATAGCCGTCCCCATAATGCTGGCGCGGCCCTGGTTCACCAGCATCTACACCGCCAGCACGAAGACCTGCGGCATAGGCTGCATCGACAGAATCTGTATGTGGCGCGGAGAAAGCCACCATGCTGCCATTTCCCGCGATCGCCTCTTTGAGATCGTAAGGGCAGTAAACATAGAAGCGGGGCAGAGGTCTGTCGGGGCTCACCCAGCATGCCGAAGGTGGTCCGCCATCGGGCGTTACAGGTCGACGGCAGAGCCCCAGAGGGATCAGAACCGCGTCATAAAAGGTAGCGGCCTTATCAAGATCGTTTGTCCCAACGGTTACGTGACTGAACATCCTGTATTCCTACTCACGGAGGCGAGGCGTTATCGTGTCATTTTGACGGTGGGCGTGTATAGCGGTCGTAGGGTAAGCCGGGGAGGGCGAGTGTCAGCCCTCCAAATCGCAGGAAAAGAAAAGCCCGCGATGGGGATTGGCGGGCTTAAAGGGTTTCATTAGGAGCTGGGATAACCATAGGCGCCCGACTGTGAAAAGGTCGTGAAAGGCCAGGTAGAAGAGGTTTGCTCATGGGCTGGCCGTTATTAATATTCGGAAGTGATCTGATGATCCTTCTGCGCTTACACCTTTTCGTGTCGACTATCCTCGACTTGCTGGTTCTGTGGATCGCACAAAGCTAAGTAGTAAGCCACACACCAGCCGATCAGTGTCCATCCGGTCAGTAGGTTGATTAGAAAAATTCGACGGGGCGGAACTGGTTCGACTAGGGCGGTATAAATTGAGGGGAATAGGTAAAGGGCTACGGCGCTGATGTAGAACATAAGATCAGCTGCAAGAGCGACTCCATTGTCGCCGCTGCTGATGAAGAAGCTGATCAGGCAGGTTGGTGCGAGCAGTGCTAATCCAAAGACCTTCATCGCAGCCTCCCCGTGAAACTTCGCGATAGCTAATTGATACCACGCTCCATTTGGTTTGTGTAGTGGCTGTTCTTCTGATCCTGTCTAGCGCTAGGGGTAGGCATTCGGTGTCGATCTCAAAACGTACTTACGATTGCCTGGGCGAGCTGCTGATCATTCATCAACGGTGGTGCATAGGTCGTACGGTAGAAGCGCACCGCCTGTTCAAATTGGGCACCGCGTATTTCACCGTTTGAGCCAATAAAGGCGAGCGCGTCAGCCTTTGCAGGCTTGAAGTTATTAGTAGCGAGCATGGTGAGCCCGGTAGTTCCTGCAACGGTGTAGCTTGGAGCCATCAGTACAGACAGCATCGAGTTGTTATAGGAGTCGTCGGACCCCTCAGAGGCATGAGCGTTGATCGATACCATGAGGGCTGCGGCTACAATCTTCCATGAGTCCATGCTGCGATGCTTCCATTCCGATCAGAGAGGGCCGCTACCATAGCAGAGTGCGTTCCTGCTGGGAGAAGGCGAAAGTCCGTCTTAAGCGGGCATCAAAACGAGGTCGCTATCGCCTGGGCCAGTCGCATGTCAGACATATGAGGTGATTTGTAGGCCGAACGATAGTATCTGGACGCCTGTTCAAACTCAGCACCCCGTATCTCTCCGTCCGAACCAATGAACGCCAAGGCGTCATTTTTGGCTGACTTGAAAATCTTTGGCGGATCGGTCGTGAGAGATGTGGTCGCGCCAATTAAAATGGTCGGCGAGGAAATTGTGATGAATATCGCGGCAGCGATAGGGTTGGCACCATCACCTGATACGGCCTGTGTGCTGACCGATGCCAGTAGGGCGATGGCCAGAGCCTTCCATGAGTCCATTCTTCGATGCTTCCATTGCGATCAGAGGGCGCCACCATAGCAGGGTAGGGGATCACTAGGAACGAGAAGCCCGGCGCTGGGCTGGGTATGACAAGCTGAAGAGTCAGCGCATTCGCGCTCAGCCTCTGCTAATCGACATAATAATTCGGTAGAAACCCAGCCCAGTGCCGGCAAGCTGTATTGCCGCCAGAGACCCTATGAATATGTTCAGGAGCAGGAGAAGCTGCTTTTCTCCTGCCCATGGAAGTAATAGACATATTGATGACGCAAGGAGCAGCAAAAAAAGGAATGCACATACAAAGCTTCCGGAGATGAGTATCCGATATCCCCCGGTCGCCCTGAGGTTTTTCAAAAGATCCCGATCCATCACTGATGCCATCAATGCGATTGCAGTGATCAGGAACCCGAGTATCGTTCCAGAAGCGCCAGCAAGGACGCCGGCAAGCGTAGAGATTTCGCCAGGCTGGAAGCGGAAGTTATACTTGTGAAACATCCACGTCATGAATATCGCAGTGGATAGTTTAAATAATTCTGTCAGTTTTGCCGAAATATTCATCTACTGATTCTCTCTGTTCTTCCTTTGCCTTGTCAGCAAGTTTATACATGCTTTCAGGAGGCGGAAAAGATGAGTTGGATCTAATGGTCTGAGATGAGTATATCCTATTGGCGATTAAGTCTATAGGTAGTATTTTGCCATTTTCATCAGTTTCAATTTTTGCTTTAGTAGCACCCATTGTTAAAAGGTGGCCAATTGAACTCTGTATGGCACTACTCAGCTTTCCTGAGCTTGTATCGAGTTTGTTATCAATTGTGAAGGTTACGTCGAGAAAATCAGCACCTGATTGGTTTAATAGTTCTAAAGTTCTGGCGCTCAAGTTATCTTGTGGATACAAATCAGGGTTAGTTGGTTTGGGGATTTTTACGGAGAACTTTTTTATGCTCAGTTTTTTATTAAGGAGCATCTCTGCTTGGTCCGGCCTTATGATTGGGCTGGAAAAAAAATTCACGCCAGCACTAGCCGTCAGCAGTTGGGCAAGATGCAAGCCAGTGTTACCGTCATCATTCCTGTGTATAACTAGTAAGGAATTTTCTTTGTAGTAAACGAAAAAATTCTTTTCAATAACGCCTTCGTCCATTTCCAACTCAATCTTTTTTCCATCCTTCCCCAATGCTCCAATCTCTGGAAGATCTGCTTTCCGTATTTTACGGATTTGGCCCGCGTATGAATTGGTACTGCTACGGTAGTTCAGGCCGAAAATTTCTCGTATACACCCATAGCTCGCATAGCTTTTAGGGTGATCCCCGTTTATTATCTTCTCAAATGCGGCTTCTGTGGTCATGGCGAAGAGGTCTTGCTGGACTGATGTTATCGAATAGAAATCAAATATGTAGCGCTTTTGTTTTTCCTGTTTCACCAATTGAACTCCCTAAATCTCGCGATACCAGCAAAACACAATTGCGGTTGTTATTTTGGCCTACATAAAAGTTTGTTATTTCGACTTCGTAATCTTTCCTGCCTTCACCTCATCCGCGCGCACCATAGAAGTGGTTCAGCGCTATCAGCTCAACTACAGCGACGATGGCGCAGAGCACAACGAAGCCAGGGCTGAAGACTCGCTTGCGGTTGGATGAGCTGCCGTCCGGCCAAATGCCAGCTTCGGTTGTGAAAACCACCATGAGCGCCAGCCAGGCCCAGAGCCAGACCTTGCTCCAGAAGCTTTCCTCTCGCCATGAGGTCGATGGTTTTCCAAGAGCGGAGGGCATCAGAGAAACTTCTGCGTAGCCTGAACAACAACACCGACGATCCGGCAGTTCTCGTCAAAAACTTCAGTTGGGTAGCCAGGGTTCAGGGGTTTCAGGTAAAGCCTCCCGCCATCACTGACCAGCTTCTTAAAGGTTGCCTCGTTGCTGTCAGGAAGCTTGGCCACGACAAGCCTGCCCGGCGTTGCTTCGACTTCGGTGTCTACCAGGATCAGTGATCCCTGGGCGATGCTCGTGCCGACCGGAGAGGTCATCGAGTCGCCCTTCACCTCAAGCCAGAACGCAGGGCCTTTCGAGTTGTACTCGGAAAACTCGTAACGATCCGAGATCCCGGCAGGGTAGGGCTCAACTGCTTCCGCCCAGGAGCCAGCAGACACCCAACTGATTACCGGGTAGCGAAAGCTTTGCGAAGGCTGCGCAGCAATTGAAACGTTGGACTCCGATGCGTCTTGTTCCGGGCCTTCGCCAATGCCGAGCCACTCCGCTCGGAATCCGGTCGCCTTAGCGAGCGCGTAAAGATTCTCCGGACGGAGGCTTTTGCTCTCGCCAGAAATCCATTGAGTGACAGCAGAGTTCGCTACGCCGCAAAGCGTCGCAATTTCTCCCTTTTTTTTACCGCTGAGCTTGATAGCGCGGGCAATACGTTCGTGTCTTTCCATGGACTCAATATTAAGTTAACTGAATTTAAGTATGCAGTAGGCATAAAACGCCGTTGACGCGATAAATTAAGCATGCTGAAATTGCGTCAGAATCGAACGAGGATGCGCAATGAAGACTGATGAAGTCGCCGAATTCTTCGGTAGTAAGACAAAGCTGGCACTGGCTCTGGGCATTCGTCCGAGCGCCGTGACCATGTGGGGAGAAACGATCCCTGAATCCCGGCAGTACCAGATTCAGGTCCTCTCCAAGGGCAAGTTCAAGGCGGCAAAGAAGATCCAGGCCGCTTGATATTCATGTCCGCTGTTCCATTGAAGCCAGATTAGAAGAGAGCAGTCCCCATGCAAACGTCCAGTTCCAGACACACCGTACAAACCCGTGATCAGGTGCTGGTCGCCCATGCTGCAAACCAGATCGCACGCACCAGCTTGAGCCAGGACGATTTCGCCCAGGCCTTGAGCCGTGAGCTGCACCTGTCGATCCCTGATCGAGCCAAGGAAAAGGTAGTTCCTGATTTCAATTCACCCGAACTAACTGGCGACGTGAGTGAGTTTGTGAAGGCTACCGGCCGTTGGCTAAAGCGTGTACAGCGGTGGCTGAACGGCGATCAAGAAATGCCGTCCTGGCTGGAAGAGTCGTGGGTCAACGCCCTTGAGCCTGAATACCGTGATCACTGCCTGAACGAGCTGGCTTGCCGCCACGGCTTGATCGGAGCCCGCCAGATGACCAGCGACCAATGTGCGAACAAAAGCTTCGGTGCGCTGATCCGCGCGCTGGGCGATGTGATCGACACCGGCAGCGAAGTGTTCGATGACCAGGTGATGTGCGAACTGGATCTGCCGCACTTGCCAGCGTTCGCCAAGCAGTGCCGCCAGGTTGAAGCGAAGGCGGGGGAGCTGGGGCGTCGTGCGGAGCAGTTGCTCGCCGGGGCGAGGCCATTGAAATCCATCGCCTGAATTCCAGGCACAAAAAAGCCGACGGTCGAGGTCGGCTTCTTTAACAGCTTTAAGCGAGAGAAATCATGCCAAACATTGTTCCGATACACAACCCTCGGGGGTTTACCCGAATGGATAACCAAATGATGGATGGCCTGATGGCCATCGATTTGTCGGCGCGCGAGATGAAGATCGTTTTGTACGTGGCCAAGGCCACCTTGAACTTCAGCACGGGTGCCCATCGCATCCCGGCGGTTGATATCGCCAAGGCAACCCACATTCATCCCGACACGGTGTCGAAGGCCATCTCCGGCCTGTTACGCCGTCGCGTACTCTACCGAGAGGGTGGCGCACGCGGTGACATCGGAGTTTGCGATCCAAAAGAGTGGATCTTTGTAGTAGAGCCGAAACAGACCATATCGTCTGATTCGGCTCAAGTGGTCCGAATCGGCACAGCCGCGAAACAGACCAAAACCGACGACTCCCTTCTTTATGCAAAGAAAGAACCCCTATTAACTCTTTCTACGAAAGAGATTAATCCGCCCCAACCAAAAACCGAACCGGCGAAGCCTGATCGCAAGGCGCCGTTCGGCATGTCTCAGCTGCTGGCCGACAACCCGCACAACGTCCCCGAGCAGCTTTTGGCAGACTGGCTCACCCAGCGCAAAGCCAAACGCGCCGCCGTGACCGCCACCGTCTGGTCAACCGTGAACACCGAGCTGGCCAAGTGCGCCGAGGCTGGCATCACCGCCGAAGAGGCAATCACCGAGGCGCTGAATTCTGGCTGGCAGGGTTTCAAGGCGTCCTGGGTGATCAAGCGCCTAGCGGAATCTGCGCCGGCGCCAGCGCCCCAATCGCGTCACACAGGCTTTGCCGAGCGCAACTACACAGATGGGCTGATTCAGCGTGAGGACGGTTCCTATGCGATCTGAGCCATCCCAGCAAATCCCCGAACTGCCACCGGGCGCTCGCATCCAGCCCGCTCACTGCGAAACTCACGGCGACTACGACCAGAAGGTTTTTCCTGTGCTCGGCCGAGAGTTGAAAAGCGGGTGCCCTGAGTGCAGCCGGATCATCCAGGAGAAGGCAGACGCTGCGCAGCAGGCCAACAAGGCGATGGAACTGCGCATGGCGATGGAGCGCAAGCTCGGCGCCGCGCTGATCCCAAAGCGCTTCGCCAGCAAGACCCTGGACGGCTACGTCGCGATCACTACCGAACAACGCAAGACACTGAACACCTGTCGCCGGTATGCCGCTGAATTCGCGCAGATCGCCGAGACCGGTCGCTGCCTGTTGCTACTGGGCAAGCCCGGTACCGGCAAGACGCACCTGTCCGTGGCGATCGCCAACGAGATAATGGCCAGGTCCAGCGCCACGGCTGTGTACCGCACCATCGGTTCCGTGCTGCAGGCCATCCGGGCGACCTACGACCGCACCAGCGACCAGAGCGAAAGCCAAATCCTCGCCAGCCTGATCAGCCCCTCGCTGCTTGTCCTAGACGAGATCGGCGTCAGCAAGGAAAAGCCCAGCGACTTCGAGCTGACCACGCTGTTCGCAATCATCAACGGTCGGTACGAGCAGATCCGCCCCACGGTGATCGTTTCCAACTTGGATGCAAAGGCGCTGCCGGACGCTATCGGCGATCGCTGCATTGATCGGCTTCGGGAGGGTGGGGTGATCGTCATCCCGTTTGAGTGGGAATCGCAGCGCGGAAAGGAGGGCTTTTGAAATGACCGACTACACCGACCTGAAACCATTGCTTGAGGCCTGCCGCTCAGAAAATTGCGATGGTCCGCATGAGTTCCGCAAGGCCGTCGAAGCACTTTTCGACGTGTGCACGGTTGAAACGATTTCCTCCCTGATCACCGAGAACGAGCGCCTGAACGCAGAAAACAAGCAGCTGATCCTGCTGGAGCATCATGGCGGCACCGTCGAAGCCGCGTTAAACCTGCTGGCCGAGCGCGACCAGCTCAAGGCCGAGAACGAGGCGCTGCGCGACGATATTGAGCAGTGCCAGTACGACGCCAATGCATGGCGCAATGGTGAAGAGTCAGTCTGGATCGAGGTCTTTAACAGCGAAGGCGACGACCCCTTCATCAGCGCTATCACCGGCCAGATCACCGTCGAACAGCTGGCCTTGATCCAGGCTGAGATCCTTGAATATCGGGAGGACTATTTCGAGAAGGGTTCAGGCCTTTACGTTTTCAGGTGTGCCCACTACCAGGCGTATCACGACAACGTGGGCATGACTGAGCCGGCTCACTGGGAGACTGACTTTGAGTCGTACAGTGCTTTCCCGTGGGAAGAAGAGTGCGCCGCCATGGGCAAGGGAGAGCAGCAATGAGCCCGATGATCACTCACCAGATGCAACCGTGCCCGTACAGCTGCGTGTCGACCTGCCTCGCAATGATCGTTGGGCGCTCGGCGCGGGATGTCATCCAAGAAATGCACCAGCCATATCGCGACGGCGATCTCACCTTGCGGCAAATGCTGGAGCGCCTTGGCATTGAATACACGGCTTTCTCCAGCCTGGACTGCCCGCCGCTGGCCGATGAAGGCGTTTATCTGTGCACCTCCCCGTCGCTCAACATCGAGGGCGGAAACCACCAGATCCTGATTGAAGTCACCGACAGCGGTTACTTCGTATTTGACCCGGTGCAAGGGCGCGACGAGCGTAAATATTACGTGGCGCGGGGGCGCGGCGAGGGTATTCCGCTGGCGATCGACCTTGGCGGCTTCGTCGTCGACGCCTTTATCTTGCGCGGCCATCTTTCTGCTCGGCGCAGCGGCGAGCCTTTGGCGGGGGTTGCAGCATGACCAAGCCAGCCAAGCCTCGCCCAATGCCCGTGTACCTCGTGCTGCGCCGTCTGGTCGATCCAGCAACCGGTAAGGAGGTGGCTGCATTCGTGCCTTCCTCCGATGCTGACCGGTCGATCCTCCGCGAGCGAGATTTCCGCATCAACACCAAGATCCGCGCCGACCTCAAGCAGCCACGCAACCCACGGTTCAACGGTCTGGTCCACGGCCTGGGCCGCGTGCTGAGCCAAAACATCGATCGGTTTTCAGGCAAGCGGTCCCACGACGCGATCAAGGCACTGCAGCTGGAATCCGGCGTGTACTGCGACGAGGAGTTGTTCGACATCCCGGGCCTGGGCCAGCTCACCCGCAAGACACCCCGCAGCCTTTCCTACGACTCAATGGGGGAGGAGACATTCCAAGACTTCTGGCGCCAGTGCTGTGGGTACTTGGTGCTGCATGACTGGCCGACGCTCACGGAAGAGCGCCTGACCGAAATGGCAGAGTTCGAAGCATTCAAGGAGGCCGCATGAAGCGCACCCCATTACAACGCAAAACCCCACTCACGTCCGGTGGGCCACGCCGCAAGCGCTGCCCAGAGTGCCGAGTGATGTTCACGCCTGCACGCGGCTCGCAGGTGGTGTGCGGCGAGATCGAGTGCGCCATTGCTTACGGCAGGTCGGAGAAGGGGCAGGCGAGCGCCAAGAGAGCCCTGGCTGATGTTGGTCGCCGGGACATCAAGGTCCGCAAGGAGAAGCTGAAGAGCAGGGCAGATCACATGAAGGACACCCAGCAGGCGTTCAATACTTGGGTTCGTGCCCGTGACGCGGAGCTTCCGTGCGTCAGCTGCAGCCGCCACCACCAGGGTAAGTATGACGCCGGCCATTACCGCACGGTGGGTAGCAATCCCGCACTTCGCTTCGAGCCGCTGAACTGCCACCGCCAATGTTCACCGTGCAATACCCGGCTCTCCGGGAACATCGTGAATTACCGCATTGAGTTGGTGAAGCGTATCGGCGCCGAAGCGGTTGAGTGGCTGGAAGGCCCTCATGAGGCCAAGAAGTACACCGTGGATGAGTTGAAGACGATGACCGCGGAATACCGGGCAAAGACCAAAGAACTGAAGAAAGGGGAAGCCGCATGACCTATCGCAACGTTGTTTCAGCAGTAGTTCGAGCCCTGGCGGCCGAGACAATCACTTCCGCCGGCGGCTGCGACTTCGAGCCCAAGGTTCAGTGCGCCAAGCAGAAGGGGGAGATCGTTGGCAAGGAAGCGGCGCTGCTCCAGGACTGCTGGGTCTTTGGCCGGCTGCACAAAGCGCTTACCCCGGCGCACTGGCGCGCCCTGGTAGCGAAGTACTCCACTCACGAGGAACGCAAGCACGGCGCGATACTGGAGTTGCTGAATTCGGTTAGGTCGCCGGCGCCGAAACGGTTTCGCGAGTGTGCGGTGCTGACCTGGGCGATTCCGCAGGTTGCCGGTGCCGAGGGTAAGCGTTCTGCGGCAGTGCTCCCGGCCGCCTGGTACGACATTACGAATTGGGACAATGACGGCAAGCCGGAATCCACCAGGTATCGGTGGCGTTCGTCGATTCGCAAGGGGTTAGATGATTTGGTAAACGAGGCGCTGACTGCAGCCCAAGAACTGCTTGATGCTGAAGAGTTAATCGAAACGGTTGCCGCGTAAGATAAGGCGTTTTCAAGATCGCTATTTGGGTGGGGCGGGAGCTGAAGTCGGAGCTGCCCGCCGAAATGGCAGTCATGGCTAAATGTCTTTCTTCACCTCTTTGTCTACGTGGCGGTCCCCCTTGTGCCGCTCCTTCTCCAGATGCTTAGATTCTTTGTCTATATCATGGCCGGCCCGATCAGCATCTTTGTCTGCATCGCGCATATCAGTCCTAACGTCTCTGGCTACATCCCCCTCGGCATTAGCCGTGATTGCATGGGACATCATTCCCGCTGCCAGAATCGCCGCAACCAATAGGTTCTTGCATCTACACATGTCCTATCCCCTGTTTTCAGTCGTCCCTGATTGGGTTTAGTAAAACTAGACCGAAAACTGAAGGTGCTCAACGTTGAGCTCGGAGGGCACTAACATTGTCCACTGGATGGGCGCGCTGTGTGTGCGTTGGGAGATCGCTGACTCCCACCCCTCTTGGCCACATCTCGCTCTCTTGTCTTGTCAGAGCGCGGGCCGAAAGCCTCCCTGTTCCAACCACTCGGTCAGTAGCGCCGCGCTCAGAGGTTTAGTGATCAAGTAACCTTGGGCTTCTGTGCAGCCCCACCGGCTAATCAAGGAAAGGGTCTTTTCCGTTTCAACGCCCTCTGCTACAACCCTATACCCTAGCCCTTTAGCGAGCTCGATCAGCGTCTTAACGAGTCGTTTGTCTTTTTCATTTGTACTGAGGTTGTTGATGAGTGATTGATCGAGCTTAACTGTGTTAACTGGAAGCTGTCTCAGGTACGACCAGTTGCTGTATCCAGTACCAAAGTCGTCTATAGATACTTCAATGCCCAGTCCTCTCGCGCGCTCTAACTGAGCTAGTACGGTCTTGGGGTCCGTCATAAGTATACTTTCAGTGAACTCAAGCTCTAATGCTTTTGGGTCAAGTTCGCTTTCGTCTATGAGTTCTACAATTCGATCCACGAATTTTGAGTTTTCAAGGTCGCCGACAGTTACGTTCATTGCGATTCTTAATCTTATTCCTTTGTTTTTCCATTCCTTTGCCTGCGCTGTAACCGCATCAAGCACCCAAAAGGTTATAGATCGCATTAGTGCAGTTTTTTCAGCCAGAGGTATAAACTCTGCCGGACCGATAGGGCCAAGGGTAGGGTGGTCCCAACGAATCAGTGCTTCAGCACTTGCGCAAGAGTAATCCGGCAAATTGATTTTTGGATGAAATACTAAGTTGAATTGGTTAGTCGAGCGGACAGCCTCTGACAATGAGCTTAGGAGCACAAACGCTCGTTTTTGCGCAGCATCCAGCTCAGGTTGATACAAAGCCCAGCCTAGATTTCTAACCCTGGCGTCATCGGCAGCGCCGACCACAAGACGTAGCCAGTCTCTTTCCTTTGGATCGCCAATGTGTAATACACCTATTCCAGTCTGCATTAAGATGGGAATTCCCTGGCAATCAACCGGTTCGTCAAAGCTTGAAAGTATTTTCATACACAGGCTTTCGATTGGATCTTCTGCATTAAGAAGAAAGCCAAAACGTGTGGGGCTAATTTTGTACAGAATGCATTGTTTTGGTATTAGGGAACGCAAGCGAGCTTTGACGTTCAGCATCAGGTTTTGTGAAAAGCTGTATCCGAGTGCTTTAACTACATCATTTAGGAATTTAGGCGAGATCACATCTACAGCATAAAGGTTGTGCGCTGTTCCACTATTACTGACCTGTCGTATATCTTCCTCCAGTCGAAGGCGATTGAATAGGCCTGTAGGTTGATCGATGTAGTTGCGAGACCGTAACCCCATGGCACGCATGATCACGAGTTCAGATAGATGAACGAGCATTCTTGCGTCTCGGCTGTTCATCGCAACTCTGGGAAGAGTGTCAATTATGCAAAGGCTGCCAAGTGAGAACCCGTCGTCTGTCAGCAGTGGTGCGCCAGCGTAATATCTTATGTACGGAGGGCCGGCCACCATAGGGTTGTCTTTGAAGCGTTCGTCCGTTCTTGCATCCAGAATCTCTAACGGTTCTTTATCAAGCAAAGAATGGGCGCAGAATGATACGTCGCGGGGAGTTGATTTCTCATCTATTCCTATCCGAGCCCTGAACCACTGTTCGTGTTCGCCTACGATTGAAATCAGAGCGATCGGGACGTTGAAGTATTCCGAAGTCATGGCGATTATTTTTTCGAAGACATCGTCCGTCTGGTCATCGTGAGGACATAGCTCCGCCACTCGACCTAAGCGTATCGCTTCGTAATCCAGATCTAGCACTGGGCCTTTGGCGTCCATGATAACCCTCGCTTGGAACGTCTATTTTAAGAAGGTATCAGATGCTCCGCACCGCTACGACTGCATTTGTCTATGACGTTCATAGCTTTACGCGGTGTGGGGTTGGTGGTGAGGGTGAGTTCGTGCGGGTACGAATGGTTTCCCAAGGCTGTCCGCATTCACTACTCGAAAAACGTGGGTTCAACTGTCAGTGGCAACCCAAAAGGCATATGACGGCAAACAGTTGTTGCTTCGAGTGAGAAAGTGAGAGACTATTTACCCATCATGTCGATCTTGCGCGTATCGAGATTGATACCAAAAACCCGGCCAGTGAGTCGGGTTTTTTATTGCCCAAATAAAGGGCGATTTAGCAAAAGGAATTTGCGGATTTTGAAAGAATTCAGATGCGGTAACTGCAAAAGACTTCTCGCCCGCACGGGTGGGTTTACAGAGCTCCAGATCAAGTGTTCCCGATGTGGGACGTTGAATCATGTGAAGGCCACGAGCCTCGAGCAATCGCCCATGAGCGCCATACGCCCAATACAGAGGCCTGAACTTAAATCAGCTAAGTAACGGAGTTTAAAATGGAAAACGCAAATTCGGCGTCTCAAACCTTGCAAGATCTTTGGACCCAAGTGCAACCGGTGGATAACACCGGCATGCTTAGGCGCGTGGTTTTTGGGGACGGCAAGTTTTATGCGGCTGGTGGCAACGGTCTTCCCACAACCACTCAGCTTGTCAGCGGAGGCGCGACTGGTACAGCGTGGACCAAGCTTAAGGACGTCGTCACCTCTGATAGCGGAAAGGTCCTCAACGATCTGTACTGGAACGGTCTTGGGACACAGCTTCAAGCCCTTTCTCAATCCGGCAATGTGGTCTACGGCAGCACAGCACGCCCTGAAAGGGCTTGGACAAACATTACGGCAACTGTTCGCGTGTCCGGAGATTTGCAAGGCATTGTGTATTATCAGCCAATTTCCGGCAGCGACGCGACCTGGATACTGGTTGGGTCTAACGGTAAAGTCTTTTCCCGTTATGGCGATTGGTCAGGCCAGGTGGAGCGCACTACGACCTTCACTTCTGACGAGACTGTGTACTGCGTCAACGTCATTGGCGTTTTTGTGTTGGTTGCGGGATCGAATGGGAAGCTGCTTAGCGCTGTGAAGATGGCGACGGGTAATCCCCAATCATTCGCGGCCAGGCCCAGCACCTTCGGCACTAGCACCATCCTTTCCATGAAGCTATGCAACGGGAAAATGTTTATCGTTGGTGCGGATGGCAAGATGGCATATTCATCCGATGGGCTTAGCTGGACTGCCGTTGGAGATACCAGTTTCGGTGGAAGCATCATCCGCGACATTGCTTACGGTAATGGCAAGTATGTAGCTGTCGGCGACGGCGGCAAGACAGCCGTTTCCGAGGATGGGATTGGCTGGGTTCAGCAAACCAACACTTTCGCAGGAACCGATATCCGGAGCGTCGCATACGGCAACGGCAATTTTGTAGCTGTTGGTGCAGGCGGTAAGATTGCTTACTGGACTCCATGATCTTCTACCACCCTGCGTAACAGAGCCCAGCCGTCGCGCTGGGCTTTTTCATTTCTGATTCAGGCTCGACACAGCCAGGGTCGCCCTTCGGGGGATGCCTGAACGCTGATAAGCCGGTAGTGCAGCGCTACGGAAAAATACCGGCAGCCCGTGCGCCCTGTTCAAACCTGACTTCCAGGGTGGCGTCGGCAGACAGCGCGGAAAGACGCGCACACCTATTCAGGGCCTCGACATTGATCGGGGCCTTTTCGTTTTCGGCCCCACCACACCCATTGCTCCGAGCTGGGAGTGCTGCTGGGGCTGACTTATTTCAAACATGCCCCACGGAGTCGAGCGCATGGAGTATTTGCAGCGCCTGCTCGACAAGATCGACAGGTTCGAATTGCTGATTGCGGGCCTCGTTGGGGCGGTGATCGCCAGCTGGTGGCACAAGGACGACCTGGGCGACTGGCGAGCCTGGGTGATCTTCCTAATCACCGGTGTGGCCTGCTCGATCTACCTGACGAGCATGGTCAGCAGCTACCTGGGCGTGACCGAGCCGAAGATCGTCGCTGGCATCGGCTTCCTACTGGGAGCCTTCGGTGGCTCGCTTCTGGCGGCAATCAATCGAGCCATCAAATCCGCTGACCTTTGGGCGCTCATCCGCCAGCGGTTCGGGGGAGGCAACCCATGAATCTTGAACTGATCAACTCCATCGCCTGCGGCCTTATCGCGCTGTGGGCAGCTTGGTGCGTACTGAGCGGGAAGGTGAGGGACGGCATCCTCGGGAAGCTGATCTACTCGACGATCGCCATCACCGGTTTCGTTGTGATGGTACGCAGCCAGAGCATCTTCTTCGGACCGACCACTGCCGGGCTGACGTTGCATGTCGCCTTGGCCCTGGCCGGTGCTCGCCACATCTTCATGGTCACTTACTGGCAGCGGGTGAAGGTGTGGCTTTGCCGGACGCTGAACTGCGAGCACTGCCTGCACTGTGACAAGGAACTAAGCGGTTTAGAGCGTCGAGCCGAGTGAGGCGCGCCACGTTTTCGAGCTTGTCAAATCGTGGCGCGAGCTTTTGAAGGTGAGCAATGTCACCCGCCTAGGCCGCGCGATTCCGATGAGTCTGGAAGTCAACAAAACCTTGAGAGGCTACAAACTCCCCAAGTAAAGCTTTCTGCAAATCTCCCAAGCTGAATTCCCGTTCACCCTTATGGCTTTGTTGTCTTTGCCATGCGGAATTAATACGTCCTGAACGCCGCCAAGCGATGCAAGGTAGTTTGACGGATCAGCTCCGGGCGGAACGTTACTGCGCAGATGCGGCAAAAAGCCATTCTGCTGAAGCAGCTCAGAAGATTGGGTCAGCCTCTCTTTTGCATGGGCTTTTACTGATTCCCGCTTTTCACCTTTTCTACCGAGGTACATATTGGCTGCTACGTAATCTCGCGCCGAGTTGAGCAGTTCGTCTTCAGTTGCCTTTTCCATAAAGCTCTCCACAGGGTTCGTTATACATAAATAGGGCCGACTTGCTCGAAATTAACTTGGAATAGATATGACTATAAAGCATCCCGACTGGGAGGCAATCGAGCGCGCCTACCGGGCCGGGCTGCTATCCATCCGAGAGATCGCCTCAACCCAGGGCATCACCCACGGCGCAATCAACAAGCGCGCAAAGCGTGATGGATGGGAGCGCGACCTCAAGGCAAAGATCCAGGCCAAGGCCGATGCACTGGTATCCAAACGCACGGTATCCACTGAGGTATCCACCAAACAGGCGGATACCGAAAGAGAGATCATTGAGGTCAACGCCGAGGTCATTGCGAACATCCGCATGGCTCACCGAGGAGACATCTCTCGCAGCCGGCGACTCACCAACAAGCTGCTGGATGAGCTGGAAGGCCTGACCGACAACCGAGAGTTGTTCGAGGAGCTGGGCGAGCTGATGCGCGACCCGGACGACAACGGCTTCGATAAGCGCAATGACCTGTATGGCAAGGTGATCAGCCTGCCGGGCCGAACCAAGACCATGAAGGAACTGGCCGAAACCCTGAAGACGCTGGTTGCCCTGGAGCGCCAGGCCTACGACCTCGACACCAAAGCCGGCAACAGCGACGCCGACGCGCTCTCGAAACTGATGGACGATCTATCGAAGGAAGCCTGACATGAAGCCCGAGCACTTGAAGCTGCTCCGGGACAAGTACTGGCGACTGAACAACCTCTACTTCATCACGGACAAGCAGGGCAAGAAAGTCCGCTTCCGGATGACGGACGAGCAGATCGAATACTTCGAAGGGATGCACACCCGCAATATCATCTTGAAGGCCCGGCAGCTCGGCTTCACCACCGAGTGCTGCATCATCCAGCTGGATGCGGCGCTGTTCGAGTCGGCCAAGTGCGCCCTGATCGCTCACACCCTCAACGACGCCAAGCGGCTGTTCCGGGAGAAGGTCAAATATGCCTATGACAACCTGCCTCCTGAGATACGCGCCGCCAATCCTGCTTCTAACGATGCTGCTGGTGAGCTTGTGTTCAGCAAGGGCGGATCGCTCTACGTGTCCACATCCTTCCGGGGCGGGACTCTACGGTATCTGCACGTATCCGAGTTCGGGAAGATCTGTGCCAAGTTTCCCCACAAGGCCCGAGAGATCGTCACCGGCGCCTTCGAGGCTGTCGCCACCGATTGCTTCGTCACGATTGAGTCGACGGCGGAGGGCAGGGCGGGCTACTTCTTCGATTACTCGCAGAGCGCGGAACGCCAGCAACTGGCTGGTGTGCCCCTGGGCCTGCTGGATTGGAAGTTTTTCTTCTTCTCCTGGTGGAAGAACAAGGCCTATTGGCTTGAACCGACCGACGTGGTCATCCCGCAGCGCCTGACTGACTACTTCAACGAACTGCACGCCAAGCACGGCATCGTCACCAATGACGGCCAGCGCGCTTGGTACGCGGCCAAGGAGAAGACGCTCGGCGACGACATGAAGCGGGAATACCCTTCGATCCCGGTCGAGGCCTTCCAGCAGTCGGTCGAGGGCGCCTACTACGCCCAGCAGTTGACCAAGCTCTACGCGCAACAGCGCATCGGCGTGATACCGAACAACAGCCACCTGCCGGTGATGACCTTCTGGGACATCGGCGTCGGCGACTCCACGGCCATCTGGTTCGTGCGTCAGGTCGGTGAAGAGTTTCACGTCATCGATTACTACGAGAACAGCGGCGAAGGCCTGCGCCATTACATGAAGGTGCTCAAGGACAAGGGTTACACGTACTCTGAGCACTGGGGGCCGCACGACATTGATAACCGGGAGTTCGGCAGTGATGCCAAGACTCGCCGGGAGTTGGCCCAAGAGGGCTACGAGATCGATGGGCAGATTTACAGCATGACGTTCGACGTAGTCCCGAAAATTGGCATCAGCGACGGCATCGAAGCGGCGCGGGAGGTTCTTCCGCTCTGTGTGTTCGATGAGGCGAAGTGCGAACAGGGGATCAACTGCATCGAAAACTACCGAAAAGAGTGGGATGACAAACGCGGCTGCTGGAAAGACAAACCACTTCATGACTGGACCTCACACGGGTCTGATGGATTCCGGTACTTCGCGGTGGCGAAGAGTGCCAGGAAGCCGGCTACCTCTATCAAAATGGGATACGCCCGATGAGCAACGACGTCTCCTTCAAGCGAGCGGAATACACGTCAGTGCTGGATCGCTGGGCGACCGTTCGCGACGTTTGTGCGGGCCAGCACCGGGTTGTCGATCGGCTGCCGTACATCAACGCACACGACAAGTCGCCGGAGAACGAAGACCGAAACCGGGCTTACCGAGAGCGTGCAGTTTTCAAGAACGCAACCGGGCACACCCGTAACGGGCTGCTGGGTCTGGCCTTTCACAAAGATCCGACCCTCTCTGTACCGAAGAAGCTGGAGTACTTGCAAGACAACGCTAACGGCTCCGGCGTGAGCATTTATCAACACTCCCAGGGCACGCTTGAAAAGGTGCTTGAAGCTGGTCGCCACGGTCTTTACGTCGACTATCACCAGGACGACGGCATCGGCGGGCACTCGGTGATCCTGTCCTACTGCGCTGAAGACATTATCAACTGGCGCACCGGAATGGTGAATGGTCATAGCGTGCTGACTCTAGTGGTGCTGCGGGAGTCGCCGGAGATACCGGACGGGTTTGGCTACAAGACAGCTGAGCAGTACCGGGAACTGGCGCTGGAGGACGACGGCTTTGTTTGCCGCGTCTGGCGTCGGTCCGGTCCGAAAGGTGGCGGGCCGCTGGCGATCATCGAAGAGTTCAGGCCGGAAGGCGTCACCGGGCGTCTCAAGGAAATCCCATTCACCTTCGTCGGCGCGCAGAACAACGATCCGAGCATCGATGAGTCGCCGCTCTACGACATAGCAATGATCAACCTGGGCCACTATCGGAACAGTGCCGACTATGAAGACAGCGTCTTCTGGTGCGGCCAGGCCCAACCATGGATTTCCGGCCTGACCGAGCAGTGGGTGAAGCTACTAGAGGCGAAGGGGGTTTATGTCGGTTCGCGCGCGCCGATGCTTTTGCCTGCTGGTGGTGCCTTCGGTTACGCGCAGCCGGCACCGAACACGCTGGTCAAGGAGGCCATGGCCGACAAGAACCAGATGATGATCGAGCTGGGCGCCCGGATGGTGGTGGCTTCACTTGCGGCCAAGACCGCCACCGAGTCCCGCGGTGATCAGTCGGCATCGACATCTGTCCTTGCCGGCTGTGTCGCCAATGTCAGCGAAGCCTATACGCGGGCCATTATGTGGTGCTGCACCTATATGGGCATTGCCGACAAGAAGGTTGCCTACCAGGTCAATCAGGAGTTCGTCGAGCTGACGGCTGATCCGCAAATGATCACCGCCCTGGTTGGTTTGTGGCAGAACGGCGGCTTCGCCAAGGCTGACCTGCGGGCTTACCTGCGCAAACTGGGCCTGATCGCGCCAGAGCGCACTGACCAGCAGATCGACGGCGAGCTAGAAGAGCAGGGTGACGGCCTGGGCCTGGACGATGAGGACAAAACGAATGGCGGCAAACCAAGCAATCCTTGACGCGACCATCCGGCACGCGGTTTTCCTCGAAAAGCTCAAGGCCGGGGAGGTGGGCAAGTTCGCTCCCTTCCTCAAGGAGATTGACCGCTCGATCCGTGACCGACTGACTCAATCGGACCTGACCGAGTACAACACGAAGCGCCTGGAAGCACTGTTGAAGGAAGTGGATAGCCTGCTGCTGGGCATCTTTGACCGCTACAGCGCGCAACTGAACCTCGACTTGGTGGATATCGCCAACTATGAGGCGCAGTTTGAGGCGACCAGCCTTGCCCGGTCGGCGCCGGTAGGTGTATCGCTGGATGTGGTCGGGCCGACGGCCGCCGCAATCCGCACGGCTGTCCTGACAAACCCGTTGAGTGTGCGCGGCACAGGCGGCGGGAAGCTGCTGAAGGCCTTTATCAAGGGTTGGACAGGTGAAGAGCGTGAGCGGGTTACCGGCACGATCCGGCAAGGCTTCTTCGAAGGACAGACGAATTTCCAGATCATCCGCAACATTCGCGGTACCAAGGCGGCCGGATACAAAGACGGCATCCTGGCGACCACAAACCGTAACGCCAGCACCATCGTGCACACCGCGATTCAGCATGTGTCGGCCCAGGCGCGGATGGAGGTGGCCAAGGCCAATACGGACATCGTGCAAGAGATCCAGATGATTGCCACGCTGGATAGCAAGACCAGCCAGCAATGCCGCTCGATGGACAAGCGCCGGTTCCCAGTCGATTCCGGGCCGCGGCCACCGTTTCACCCGAACTGCCGCACTACGTTCATTCTGCTGACTAAACTCAGTGAGATGTTTGCCAAGGGCGCTACCCGGGCGTCGGTTGGCGCCAATGGCGGCCAGCAGATAAGTGCGAGTCTGGATTACTACCAATGGCTCCAGCAGCAACCAGCTTCGTTCCAGGACGTTGCTATCGGCCCAGTCCGGGCCAAGCTTTTCCGGGAGGGTGGGTTGACTGTGGAGCGCTTTGCCGAGCTGCAGCTTGATCGAAACTTTGCGCCGCTGACGCTAAAGCAGATGAAAGTGCTTGAGCCGCTCGCGTTTGAAAGGGCAGGATTGCAGACGTAGACACTGATGGATTCAGACCAAATGCGAAACGAGTTAACCGCGCAGGAAATCGTCCGAGTATCAAATTTGTTAAGGGCAGCGGCGGTCGCGATAATAAATAATACTTGTTCGGCGTCGCAACGAAATGAACTTAAAAAAATTTGTGACGAAGTTCATGCCCAAGGTCGTTTGGATGATCCACAAGCCTATTTGGACAGTCTCAATCGCGCCCTGTCTACGCACTGGCTGGTTGGCGAAATCGCCTCGTCTAAAAGCCCTTTGGGCACGGCTCTGTATGTAGACGCACTACCAGATGATAACCGAAGGAAAGCGTACCGATTGGAGCGCGACTTAGGTATGTGACCACACGATTCCAAAAGCCCCGGTTATCCGGGGTTTTTTTATGCCTGCAAAGCGGGCCGACCAAACCCAAGGGGTGCATCAACGTGGCAGAAGAAAACGAAATCGACCTGGAAAATCCGGCAATCAAGGCCGCTATCGCGACTGCCGTTGAGGCATCTGTTTCTGGTCTCAAAACCAAGAACTCGGAGCTGCTGGGCAAGCTGAAGGAAACCTCCGGCAAGCTGACCCAGTTTGAAACCCAGTTCGAAGGCATCGACATCGATGCAGTGAAGGGCTTGCTCAGCCGCGCCGGCCAAGACGAAGAAACCAAGCTGCTGACCGAGGGCAAGGTGGACGAGGTCTTCACCCGCCGCACCGAGCGCCTGCGCGGTGACTACGACAAGCAACTGAAGGCCGTCACCGGCCGCGCCGAGAAGGCAGAAGCCTTCGCCGCCAAGTTCCAGGGCAAAGTCCTGGGTGACTCGGTGCGCGGCGCAGCCCTGAAGGCTGGTGCACTCCCTGAAGCAACCGACGACATCATCCTGCGCGCCAAGGGCGTGTTCTCTCTGAGCGAGGAGGGTGAAGCGGTAGCTGTCGATGAGCACGGAGAAATTGTCCGTGGCAAAGACGGCAAGTCCCCTCTGACCCCGCTCGAATGGGCGGAATCCCTGCGCGAAAGCGCACCTCACCTGTGGCCTAGGGCTTCAGGGACACATGCCCCGGGCGGGGGTGGCGGCCAGGCTGCATTCAAGCGCTCCGAAATGACCTCCGAGCAGAAGCGCGACTTCCAGCGCAAGCACGGCCAAACCGCATATCTCGCATTGCCCAAGTAAGGGGACAAACCCATGGCTACAACCGTCAACAGCGACCTGATCATCTACAACGATGAGGCGCAAACCGCATACCTGGAGCGTGTCCAGGACAACCTCGATGTGTTCAACGCATCGTCCAACGGCGCGATGGTGCTCGACAACGAGCTGATCGAAGGCGACTTCCGCAAGCGCGCGCTCTACAAGCTGAACGGCTCGCTGGAACACCGCGACGTCAACTCCGAAGGCAAGGTAACCGCCAAGAAAATCACCGCTGGCGAAGCTGTCGGCGTCAAGGCTCCTTGGAAGTATGGCCCGTACCAGACCACCGAAGAGGCGTTCAAGCGCCGCGGTCGTCCGGTTGAGGAGTTCTCCCAGATCGTCGGTGCCGACGTGGCCGACGCGACCCTGGAAGGCTTCATCCAGTACGCGACTGCCGGCCTGCGCGCCGCTATCGGCTCCAACGCCGAAATGGTGGTCTCCGCCAATATCGAAACCGACGGCAAGAAGACGTTGACGCGCGGTATGCGCAAGTTCGGCGACAAGTTCGGCCGCATCGCGCTGTGGGTCATGCACTCGTCTGCGTACTTCGACATCGTTGACGAGGCGATCACCAACAAGATCTACGAAGAAGCCGGTGTCGTGATCTACGGCGGTCTGCCCGGCACTCTCGGCAAGCCGGTGCTTGTAACCGACACCGCGCCGGCGGACGTGATCTTCGGCCTGCTGCCAAACGCCGTAACCATCACCGAGTCTCAGGCTCCAGGCTTCCGCTCGTACGAAGTCAACGACGAAGAGAACTTGAGCATCGGTTACCGCGCAGAAGGCACCGTGAACATCGACGTGCTGGGTTACAGCTGGAAAGCCACCACCGGCGGCTCCAACCCAACCCTCGCCGCCGTTGGCTCCGCGGCTAACTGGGTCAAGCACGCGGGCAGCAACAAGGTCACCGCCGGCGTGATGATCAAACTGACTGCCACGCCTCCAGCCGGCGGCTGATAACAACCCCTGAAGGCGGCCAGAAATGGCCGCCACGGAGATATTCATGAAACTGACTTACAGCAATCAGCTTGATGGCTTCGACCCGGATGAGCGTTATCGCAACCCGGAACACTTCGATAAGCCGGAAGCGGGTGTAACCAGCGTGATGGTGATTGGCGATTGGCCGCAGGTGGTTGACGCCTATGAGTCGGTTGGCGTCGATGTTTCGGTAAAGGAAGGCGCTCGAGTGCAGGTTGTCGGCACCGACAATCAGGCTGAACTGGAACGCCTCATTGCCGGCCTGCGCGCTGAAAACAATGCAATTGTCTTCTTGGTTGACGGCCTGAAAACTGGCGAAATGGTGCGTCCAGAAACGGGCGAGTTGGCGATCTGCTTGTTTGATGCGTTTGAGTCCGCCCATACCTCTCTTGGTGAGTTGACCAAGGAACGTGACGACCTGGCCTCTACCGTCGACGAGTTGCGTAGTGAGATTGAAGCGCTGAAGAAGGCCGCAGTCGCGCAGACGGCTGACGAGGCCGGCGAAGTCGCGGCGTTGAAAGCGAAGCTGGACGAAGCCCAGGTGCCTTACCGCGCCAACGCCTCGAAAGAATCCCTGGAAAGGCTCGTAGCTGATCTGTCCAAGGAGTGATAATGCTGGCTGTCGGTGATCCGGCGGCCAATCTTCAAACCATTCCAGCGAGTTGACGCATGACACTCATTATCGAGGACGGCACCGGCAAGCCTGACGCGGAAAGCTATGCAAGCGCCGAGGACCTGGCCCTGTATGCCGTGAAATTTGGCACGGTTATCCCAGCAGGCGTTCCCGAGCAGGAAGCGTTGCTGCGCCGGGCCGCCTTGGCGATGGATGGCATGGTCTGGAAAGGACGCAAGTCCAACAGCGAGCAAGCTCTGTCCTGGCCGCGCCGGGAAGTGCTGTTGGATCACGAGATCAAGCCGAACAACTACCTACCGGCTCGGATCCAGTACGGGCAGATGGCGCTTGCTGCTGAGATCCATACCGACGACGTCGACCCAATCGACCAAAGACAAGGAGCAGTAGTCCGCGAGCGTGTCGAAGGCGCGGTTAGTGTTGAATATGCACCAATCAGCAACACCAGCAGTAGGCTTCTTCCTGCGGCACCAAGCCGACCAAGTCGAAGCCAGTTTGCTGATTACTTGCTTAAACGCGGGCTTTGGTCGATAAAAATTTAAATTCGATACATTGCCGTTACGTCATCAAGGCGGGTGAAATCGTCTTCCTCTTCGGCTGGCAAAGAGATTATGTCTTTAGCAATCATCTCCTCGAATTGTTCGATGAACTCAAACAAAGAAGGCAGGGTTTCCTGATCAGCTGGGAAGAGTTTCATTGCAAATTCTGATGCCCAGATCGCTCGGTGCGTTCCTCTAAGAGAAGCAACAATGGAATCTCGTAGCACTTTTTTGCTTGCTTCAGTATCGACGCCGGAATCGACGTCTTTTTGCAACTTTAAGCGTGCCTCTCGTACCGTCGCTGCCTTTTTTTCGGGAGTCATTCCTTGTCCTCGATGAATTAGTGAAGAGTTTGATATGGCGCACTTTTATGACCGATTTGCAGAAGTGGCTTTACGATTAATAACACAGTTCGGCCAACCAGTGGCCATCAGAAAATCGGAGCCGGGCGAATACAATCCTGAGACTGGTGGTGAATCGCCTGGCGCGACTGTAGAGCAAATTGCCCATGGAGTCCTGCTAGACTTTACCGGCCAGGAATTCCAGAACAACAGCCTTATCAAGCAGGACGACAAGAAACTGAAAATCGCCGCGCAGGGGTTGGAATGGGCGCCTGATCTTTTGAACCAGGTCATCGTCCAAGGGCGCACTTGGACAATCGTGCCCCCGCTGAAAGAGGTCAATCCGGCCGGCACGCCGATCTTGTATGAGCTGCAGGTGCGATCATGACGAACAAATACGCGAGTATGAACGGCAGCTTTGCTGAGAACATTCGCGACTTCGCCGAGCGAACGAAAGGCAGCATAGATGCGACCATCCGCGAGATCGTCATTGAGATCGGTAGCAGCGTGATACGTATGTCGCCGGTTGGGAATCCTGAGGTCTGGGCGGCGAATGTCGTTCACCGACAGGCGAACAAGCGAGCCGCCGATGACTATGACTTCAAGGTCGCGGTGCGCAATACGATAATCAACCTGAACGAATCGAACTTCACCAAAGCCGGCAAGCTGCGAAAGGGCGTGAAGTACGCCAAGCCCCTGACCAAGACCGAGCGCGACCAGAACTTCAGCGTGAACGGTTTGGTGGCAGGCAAGAGCTACGTCGGCGGGCGGTTTCGCGGGAACTGGCAGTTTTCGATTGATACGCCGGCCGAGGGAGTGCTTGATCAAATCGATGTCAGCGGTAACGTCAGCATCGCTGTGCTCAAAGCGCAGGTTCAATCCCTGACAGCGGGGCAAACGGCCTACATCGTGAATAACCTGCCCTACGGAATCCCCCTTGAGTACGGGCATAGCAAGCAAGCGCCTCATGGGATGATTCGGGTCACGTTGTCTCAGTTCCAGAAAACTGTCGATGACGCCATCAGGAATAACCAAGTATGAGCCATGCCATCATCGCGTCGATCTATGAGGCAAAGCTGCTCGCTTGGAGTAAAGCGCGTGCGGAGCCCATCAAGGTCGTGTTCGAAAACACTCAGTACGACCCGGCGGACGGCGAGACCTACCTGCGGGCGTTCATGCTCCCGGGTGAGACGGCCAGCAGCACGCTAGCCGGCGACCATCGAGCTTTCATCGGCGTCTACCAGGTCAGCATTGTGGCTCCGGCCAATACCGGCAAGACCAAGACGAACCCACTAGTGGCTGAGTTGACCAAGCTGTTCCCGCTTTATGCGAGAGACACAAAGGCAGGCCTCACCGTCGTTACGATGTCGCCAGTTGATCCTGGTCCGGGCATTCCCGACCCGCCCACATATACCGTGCCGGTGTCGTTCGAATACAGAGCCGACATCGTTTAGCCAGGATCAAGCGGGTGAGTAGGCGTCCCTTGATGGAAGAGCATTTGCCAATTTCCAGCCTCAAGCTTCCAGATTGAAGATCTGCGCGCGTATTGCCTTGATGCTCCGTCGCGGCTGGATTGGGAGGCTTCGTATACCAGCAGGCAAGCGTCTTTGGAGATCACGGTCATTTTGAAATTTCGCGCCAGGATTTCGACGCGAGACTTCATATTCGGCAAGCTTTCAACCGTATCAGCTTTTGAATAGAAGGCACCTGAGCGACCTATTTCATGGAAGTCTCTGTGCAATAGACGATCGAGTTGTTCGGGGTTACTGCGGACACTCGTTTGATGCAAGCTAATTTCCATTTCTTGAAGCAGGTTGAGTAGAGCGGCCTCTGTCAACATAGTTGTCCCCGGTGCTTCATCACGGAGCTAACTGATTAGCACTTCCACCGCCCAAAGGGCAAACCCAATAACCCGCCTCTGTGCGGGTTATGTCATTTCTGGAAAGAGGAAACACCCATGGCCGGCATCCAAATGCCCAACGGCGCTACCCTTGAGATTGCATCGACTTACGGCGTTGAAATCCCGTTTACTGCGCTGAACAATGCCAATCCGGCAATCGCAACTGCTGCAGCCCATGGCCTGGCCGAGGGCGATGTAATCGCCGTCAATTCCGGTTGGACTCGCCTCGACGGCCGCGGTGTCCGCGTGGGGGTAATTGCCAGCGGCACGTTCGCCTTGGCAGGCGTGAACACGACCAACACTCAGCAGTATCCAGCGGGCTCCGGTATCGGCTTTGTCCGCGAGGTGACTGCCTTCACCGAGATCTCGCAGGTCACGGAAATGAACTCGGCCGGTGGCGATCAGCAGTTCCTGACCTTTGGTTTCGTGGCCGACGACAACGATCGCCAGATGCCGACCACCAAGAACCCGATCACGCTGACTTACACCGTCGCTGACGATCCGTCCAAGCCCTATGTGGCTGTCTGCGAGGCAGCGGACGACGACAAGCAGCCTCGCTTGCTCCGCCTGAACCTCCCGGGTGGTAGCAGCATTATCTACAACGGCTACGTGTCGATCACCGCGACGCCGACCATGTCGCGCAACAACCTGATGACCCGTGTTATCAGCGTTGCCCTGACTGGCCTGCCAACTCGCTACGCGACCACGGTGTAACCCATGGCCAAGTTCAAGCTGATCCAGAAACCCACGTTCAAGGCGACCGTACTGATCCAGCGGGCCGGCTACAACGCCGAAAAGGTCGAGTTCGAGTTCCAGTACCTGGACCGTACCGCACTTGCCGAGCTGTACACCGGCTGGAATGAGCGCCACAACGAGCTGAGCAAGCAAGTCGGTGACATGGACCTCAAGGCGTTCACTGCCGCTCAGATCGCCTTGCAAGCCGATCAGTTGATGGACGTGGTCGTCGGTTGGGACATCGAGGAAAAGTTCACGCCTGAAAACGTGCGCATCCTCGTCAACTCGATCAACTCGGCGCCCAAGGCGGTGCTTAACGCGTACGCCGAAGCCTTCAGCGAAGCCCGCCTGGGAAACTCCTAAGCGCCTCCCGCGCGCTGTATGAACCCGGGCCGTCAGATGCAGACCTGATGGCCTTCGGTTTGTCTCGCCAGGACATCCCCGACAAGGAAGTCGGCATCTGGCCCGACAACTGGGACGCCTTCAAGGTCTTCGAGGCCATGAGCACCCAGTGGCGCACAGGCGCGTGCGGCGCAACAGGCATGGACTACAGCGTTCTCTCCGGTGTGATTCGGATGTGCGGCGTGCCGATCAGCCAGCGACAAACCCTTTTCAGTGACTTCCGGCGGATGGAGGCTGAAGCCCTGCAGGTGATGGCGGAACAGAGAGAAACCAAATGAGCACGAACTTCGCCACCCTAGGCATTGCGGTTGAGTCCTCGCAGGCCGCAAAGGCTGCTGACGATCTGGATAAGCTGGTCGATTCGTCGGAAGGTGCCCAGAAGGCTATCGATGACCTCGGCAAAACTGGTGAAGGCCTGGCCAACACCGGCAAGAAGGTTTCCCAGGCCGAAGCGGACGTTGCTCAAAGCATCGACAAATCCACTGCTGCCAGGGATCGACAGACCGGGGCAAGCCGCAAGGCGGCCGACAGCGCAGTAGCGGAAATCAGCGTCATCAGCCAACTCGACAAGGCAATGACGGGCAACATCGACAGCATTGAATCGCTGGTGCAGGCCGAGGGCTTGCTGGAGCGCGCTCGCAAGGGTGGCCTGGTCACGATCGAGGAGCAAGCGAAGTACCAGGACCAACTGGGCAAGGCCTACGACAAGATCGAGAAGGCAGAAGCGAAGGAACTGGCCCAGAAACAGAAACTGATTGAGGCGGAAAATCGTCAGATTGAGGCGCTGAAACGCACGGTCAACGGGATTGATCCGGTCACCGCCAAGCTGGCGAAGTTGGAAGCCCAGGAGAAGGCGCTCAACGACCTGCATAAATCCGGTCAGATCGACGCAGAGCGTTACAACGAGGCGCTGGCGAAGATAGGAAAGGATCGGTCTGGCCTGACTGAGACTGCTGGCGCGTTCGACAAGCTCAAACTGGGTACGCGCCAGGCTCAAGAAAACGTGATGCAGCTCGTCAACGCCATTCAGGCGGGCGATCTGGGCAGCGGGGCGCGGGCCATTGCACAACTGGGTGCCGGCGCCGGTGAGTCGGCGAAGAGCCTTGCGGGGATGCTGATCCCGGCCGGCCTGCTGGTCGCTGTTATTGGATCGCTTGGCTACGCCTACTTCGACGCGATGAAGCAGGCGCGCGAGTTCAACGCTGCAATCAATGGCGGCACGAACGGTGCAGGGCAGACCATTGCGAGCCTGAAGGACATGGCTGACGGTGCCGGCCGCGTTACCGGGAACTTGACCGGCGCGCGGGAGGCGGTTGTGTCGTTGGCGTCTGGCGCAGCCACCAGCGGAACGCAGATGCGCAATCTGGCCGAAGCTGCCGCGGCGGTCAGCGAGGTCACTGGGCAGGGCGCGGGCGAGTTGGCTAAGTCCTTTGCCACCGCCGGCGACACCGCGACGGAGGCAGCCGGAAAGATCAGCAGCCAGTATGGATTGCTCACTCTTGAGCAGTACCAGGTGATCAAGGGGCTGGATGACCAAGGCGAAAGCCAGCGCGCTTTGGATGTTCTCAGCGAGGATCTGAATCAGGCTGCGCTGACGCGCTTGAAGACCTACCGCGAGTCGCTATCCGACGTTGAGCGCGACTGGGACAACATCAAGACCGCCATCAAAGGCGCGTACGCCGAAGTCCGGTCGGAGATCTTCCCCGACCTGGCCAAGCAGATCGAGATCACTCAGCGGGTGCTGGATACCCGGAAGGGTGGTGGTGTAGCTGGCGCAATCTCCAACGGGCTCAGCTCACTCAACACTGCGCTGGGCCTGGGCACCGGCGAGCATGACGACTCGACCGAGGCTCTGGAAAAGAAACTTGCAGGTCTGAAAGCCAGGCAGGCGGCCAGTTCAAATCTGGCAATCGCCACCGGTGAAAACACTGACGCCAATCAGAAGGCCATTGACGCTCAGCGGGCGCTGGATGCTCAGCTCGATAACGTCAACCCTCTGGCCAAACGTCAGGCTGGGCTGAAGAAACTCAACGATCAGTTCCGCGCCCTTTACGAAAACGCCGAGAAAACCGGGCAGAAGTCACCATTGCTTGATGGTGTCAGTTTCGACGGCGCCAAGTTCTCTGGTGGTGCTTACGACACGCTACTGAAGGGGCTTGAGACCAAGAACAAAGACCCGAAAACGGCAGGCAGTCAGGTTGACCTGACCGGCTTCAACGACGCCAAGAACAACCTGGCAGCCATCGCAGCCGATTACAAAAACTACCAGAAGGAATTGGACGCGGCGCAGAGGGCCGGCCTCATCTCCGAGGCCGACTACCTGGTGCGTCGCCAGGCGCTGATCGGCAACGAACATGACCAGGTAACGGCCGCGTACGAGTCCGAGATCTCTGCGCTGGAGGCCGCCAAGGGCAAGAAAACCACGTCAGCCGCGCAAAGCATCCAGCTAGACCAGAAGATCGCCGACGCGCGCGCAGGGATGGTGAAGGCGCAGAAGGATGCCGATAGCCAGCTTGAGGTGTTGGCGACCAACGAGGTCGGGCGACTTGCCAAGCAGGAGCGGGCGATCAGCTCGTACGTACAGGCACTGGGGCAGCAACAGCGAGCCTTGGAGTTGGCCGGGCAGCGCGCCGTGCTGGGCGTCGGCCAGGGTGATCGCCAGAACGCGCTCAACGGGCAACTGAACAGCCAGCAAGACCGGTTTGCTCAGCAGTCGCTGGAACTGGAAAATCAGCGCTCCGATCCGTCGCGCAACATGTCGGATGAAGAGTTCACGCGCAAATCGCAGGCGCTCGCCGACGCGAACAAGAAGGCTACCGACCAGATTCGGCAGAACTACGCGGATGTGGAGGCCGCCCAAGGAGACTGGACGAAGGGCGCTACGGCGGCCTGGGAAAACTACCTGGACTCGGCGCAGAACATCGCCGGTCAGACAAAAAGCCTGTTTGGCAACGCCTTCGGCACCATGGAGGACTCGGTTTCCAATTTCGTGCTCACGGGGAAGGCGAAGTTTTCTGACTTCACCAAATCGATCTTGGCGGATATGGCGCGCATTGCTACGCGCCAGGCCAGCTCGGCATTGCTGGGCAGTCTGGTGGGCGCGGCTGCGAGTTACTTCGGTGGCAGCGCGGCCGGAGGTGGCAATGGCATGGCGGCCGGGTCTGCCGGTGCCACGTCGTCAAACCTCGGCGCATCGCAGGCTGGCTATTCCAGCGCCTACTTTCAGGCGGACGGTGGTGCCTGGGCCAATGGCGTGCAGATGTTCGCCGACGGCGGTGCCTTCACCAACTCTGTCGTCAGTAAGCCCAAGGCGTTCGGTATGGGCAACGGCAAGACCGGCATCATGGGTGAGGCGGGCGAAGAGGCGATCATGCCACTCACGCGAACCTCCAGCGGCAAGCTTGGCGTTATGGCGATGGGCGGCGGTGGCGGTGGCGGCACGCAGATCAATGTCGAGGTGCATATCGACGGAGACGGCAACACGTCGTCCTCATCCGATGATCCCGGCTACGACCTGTTCGGCAAAGAGTTGGCGACCTTCGTCGAGCAGAGGTATCAGGAACTACGGACGAAGGACATGCGCCAGGGCGGCGTCATCAACAAAGCAATCAAGGGGCGCTGATGGCCATCGAACGATTCATCTGGGAGACGGAAAAGGGCGCGGAAGGGGATGTTGCCCAGCGCGTTCGCACCAAGCAGTTCGGGGACGGTTACGAGCAGTCGGTCGAGGACGGCCTCAACAATCAGTCCCAGTCCTGGCCGCTCGTCTTCACAGGCGGCAAGCCCCGGGTGATGTTGATCAAGGCGTTCCTTGATCGGCACAAGGGGGCAAAGGCGTTTCTCTGGACGCCGCCCCTCGGGGAGCTTGGCCTCTACAAGTGCAACGGCTACAAGCCCGTGCATCGCGGTGGCCAGGTCTACGCCATCACCGCCACATTCCAGCAAACCTTTCACCCCTGAGATAACCGCCCATGGCACTGATCACGGACATCCAGAAACTGGAGCCCGGCGGCGAGATTCGCCTGTTTGAAATCGACGGGACCGAGTACGGCGCCGATTACCTGCGCTTCCACGGGCACGCGATTCCGCACACGCCGGAAGAGCTGATGGCCTACGAACACTCGGAAGAGGACCTGCCGGCCAAGTCGATTTGGTGGCAGGGCGAGGAATACGCTGCCTGGCCGGTGCAGATCGAGGGCATTTCCTCCAGCAGCGACGGCACCGCCTCACGCCCGACCTTCGCCGCCGGCAACATCAACGGGCGCGTCACGGCGTTGTGCCTGGCGTTCGAGGACATGCTCAAGTTCAAGCTGACGGTTCGAGAGACCCTGGTCCAGTACCTGGATGCGGCGAACTTCCCGGAGGGGAACCCAACGGCGAATCCGACCCAGGAAGCGCTGGAAATCTGGTTCATCGACCAGAAGACCAGCGAGGACGGTGAGGCGGTGGTGTGGGAGCTGTCTTCCCCGGGCGAGATCGATAACCACGGGCTGCCGGGCCGGCAGATGACCACGTTCTGCCACTGGGCCATGACCAATGGCTACCGGGGGCCGGACTGCGGTTACACCGGCGCGGTGATGTTCGACGACGAGGACAACCCAACGGACGATCCGTCGAAGGATCAGTGTAAGGGCTGTCTGTCGTCCTGCAAGCTGCGGTTTGGCGAGAACAACGAATTGGCCTTCGGTGGATTCCCCGCCGTTTCACTCATTGCCCGGAGCTGATCATGCGCAAGCACATTATTGCGGCCATTCAGGCGCACGCCGCCGCCCAGTACCCGAAAGAGTGCTGCGGGCTGCTGTTGGCAATCGGGCGGTCGCAGAAGTACTTCCCGTGCCGGAACATCGCCACGGAGCCAAACGAAGAGTTTCGGCTAGATCCTGAGGACTACGCCGCGGCGGAAGACCTGGGCGAGGTGATCGGTATTGTTCATTCGCACCCAGACGCCACCAGCCGGCCGTCATCGCACGACCTGGCGATGTGTGAGGCCACGGCGTTGCCCTGGCATATCCTGAGCTGGCCGGAGGGCGATCTGCGCACGATCACGCCAACCGGCAGCACGCCGCTGCTCAAGCGCCCGTTCGTTCACGGAGCCTGGGACTGCTGGCAGGTTTGCGCTGACTGGTATCAGCGGGAGTGGGGACTGGAGTTTGAAACCTTCCAGCGCACTGATGGCTGGTGGGAGAGCGCGGAGAACGCAAGCCTGTACGAACAGCATTACGAGGCCGCCGGCTTTGTGCAGGTGGACCAGCCGCAGCGCGGTGACCTGATAGTCATGCATGTCGGCCGAACGGTTCACCCGAATCACGCGGGGATTTACCTGGGTACTGATCCTGCGTTAGCTGGTGAAGAGTCATGCACGTTCGGGCCTGGCCCGTTCCTGCTTCATCACCTATATGGCAGGCCGTCCGAGATCATTGTCTACGGCGGCCCCTGGAACGACCGAACACGCCTGATTCTCAGGCACAAAGACGCAAAACAACCAACATGACGCGGCATGGCCGCAGGAGATACGCATGATTCAGCCAGACCCGTTTGCCCCTACCATCGCCTGGCGCAGAAACTTCGCCAACCCAGAGCGCGATCCTGTCGAAGTTGATGTCCAGGATGGGCGCGCTGAGTATTTGCTCAGCGGCCCTTACCGAATGACCGAGGGCGCTACGATTGAAGTTAGAGAGGGCCGGGTCATTTGGAGTAGCGGTAGAACTCAGCCTATTTGATATGGCCGAAAACCCTCATAAAGTTACCGTCTCCCCGAATCGCTTTGTCGTATACCCGAATTAAAGCAAAGTCCGTTCCCGCCTCGCTCAGAGCAGTAAAGAGCTCGTCAGGCTGGCTCTCTGAGCTAAAAGTAAAAAGCCCGAACCCGCTCTGCATTCCGTCTACGGCGAAATCCTGAGCTTTTGTCGAAACTGCCGCGCTTTCAGTAACTAAAACGTAGGGGAAAATGGTTTGCCCTTGGCGCATGTCTTGCTCCTTCAATAAACGCGCCGATATTGGCGCTACCCCAGTCCTTGGGCTTGCAGGCGTAGGGCTGGGAAATCCTTGCGTGTGGCAGGAGACTACTACTGGCCGGTGGTCGGGGGTTACTGAGGATTCGTACAGGCGGGAATGACCAAGACTCAACCGTTTAGCAGTTCACCCATTTACGCCTGGCTGAGCGGGTCTCATGCGGCGTCATCGTGATACGAAACGTAGAGATCAGATTTGAAGCATAGCCACGAGCTCATCAAGATTCTTGAAGCAGCTGTCGCGCTCACTCGCGGGCAATGACATTACATCGTTCGCGATAAGTTCTTCCAGTTGTTCGACAAGATCCAAATGGTCAGGGTTAGCAGCCTCTCCTTCAGGGAAGAGCTGAAAAGCAAATAACGATGCCCAAAGGCCTCTGATCGATCCTCGCAAGGAGGCAGAAATTGCGTTTCGTAGAGCCTCTGTGCTTGCTTCAGTGTCAACTGCAGCATCGCAGTCAGCCTTCACAAGGACGCGTGCATTAGTGATTTGTATCGCTTTTTTCGCGGGAGTCATTCCCTTCTCCGGTAGTAAGGTCTCAGTCCGGCGCATGGTCGGTTTTCGAGTCTGGTTGGTAGGTATGCCTTGTCAATGCCGCCGAGTTTCAAGCGCGCTATCCAGGTCGCGGGCCAAGTCGTCAGCGAGAATCCCTAGAACGGTCCACATCGCAGTTATTCGGTTACGAACAGCAATGGCGTGCGTGCTTTCGTTTTCGCCCTCTGGATCATAGGATGCGCTCACCTCAAAAAAGCTGAGAGCAACCGGCTCGCTCTGCTTGAAGAATTTCAGCAAGAGCGAACCTAGTCGCGCCGGTTCATTCCGATGTCCCAAGGCGTTCCGCAGGTTGTTTAGTGATTTAACAGCATCCCAAAGATCGGGTGAGGCGGCCAGTCCCGCGATTGATTTGCAAAGCTCTGTTGCTGTGCCAAAAGTGAATATGTCGTTTCGGTCGTGTGGGCGAGCATAACGAGCAACGCCCGCAGAGATCACATCATGGAGTCGTTCTTCAATCATCATGTGACCTCGAAGCACAGCCGTTAGAAGGGCGTCATCGCGGTCGAAGGCTTGGTGAAATTGCGTGATCTTTTTACCGACGTCCTTCGCGAACATTTCTCTCTTCATTGTCATCCTTGGGTATGTGCAGCGTAGGTGTAAGCCAGTGTGAAAACTTATTAGGGCAGGATTATTTTTGGATTGCTTCAGTCAGCGGATCAAGAATCTCAAGTAGCACCTGGTCGTGCTCCGCGCGCGTTGCCCTGTAGAATATGCACCGCTCTAGCAGGATCCTTTTCATGCTCCGCGCCGAGGCCGAGTGCCTGGGTTCGACCGAGATAGTCGCAGTCTTGCCACTTCGGATGTCGGTCACTTCCAAATGGTAGCGCCCAACCAGAACATCGCCTCGTTTGGTGCGGCCTAGGCATTTCAAAGTGAGGTTGGGTTCTGACACGCAACGATCCTATGGGATGGGTAGGCAGGGAAAGCAGAGACGGATATGAAAAGGGCTTTGACGTTACAGCGCCTTCTCTAGCGTGCCAACTTTAGAGTTATTCCAGACATAACCTTTGCTCTGGTACCAAGTGGCTAAGTCGTTATGACTCATCTGCTCTGGATCAAGTGTTCTTGCGTCGAGTCTGATTCTTGTGTTGCCAAGCTCAGCAGCAACAACCTCTGCTTGAGACAGAATCCAGTTCCCGATACCGCGTTTTCTGAAATCACTGACTACGAAAATTTCGAAGATAAAACCTACGGGAGTTCCCCAGTCCTCGTAGATAAGGAGCCCCGCCTCAGCATCGTTCGACAGCGCAATATAATCATGGGTTTTTGGGCTTGAGCCTTTGTAGTAGCGCTCCTGAAGTACGGCACTCCTGATCTCTTGTTTGGCACTGATTCTTTTTAGTTTAAGCATGGCCGAGCCTCCTGGCGTGGCGTTCGAGGCCCGGCGGGCCGGGCTTGGGTCAGTGAGTGGAGACTATCGATCGCTCCAGTAAATGATAGTCACTTGGACGCGCGCGTCTTTAGTTTTATCGCCATCAAGTATTTTGATGGGGTTACTCGGGGGAGTGACGTTCACGGAGACGAGGTTTTCCTCTGTCACGCCAAACTCTCCCGCGCGCTCATTGAACTCGCTGAGGATCTCTTGAACGCTAAGTCCGACGGTTTCTATAGACCTTAATTTCCGCATACAAATTTCCTTATCGATGGTGGATTCAGGCGGGAGGGAATACTAGCGCTTTCGCTGGACACACTTGTCGAGAAGCGGGCCCGCGCCGCCATGCTTGGCTATGAAGTAGCCATGGGAATGCCCTTGGCGCCCCATGCCGGTTGTCATGGCCTCGACGGCCTCAAGTTTTTTGTTGTAGGTGCCCGGCCCTTCGTAGATCCGCCGAACATCCATGAGGAAATTCAAGTAGTCGTTGAAAGCCAGGTCAAGCTGCCCGATGTCAGACCCGGTATGGATGCTGTCGATGTTTCCATTCTGATCAAGAGCGACAAACGTCCCGGCTGGGAAGTACAGGTCGCACTTCAGCTTTTCGATTCGTCGAAACTCTTTGTCGCCGTATTTGCAGAGGGTGCCTACCAGGCCGAGGTTCGCTAGGGTGTTGGCGGCAAATGCCCTGGGCACGAAGCAGACCGTGACTGACGAAAAGGCACTGGAATTGTCGGGTTCTGGTATGGGCTCTTTGGGTGACATTGACGTTCCTTGTCGGACCAATCACTTCTTCGGGTAGCGCTTGCGGGGCTCTGGCCCCGTATTAGGTTTGGGTTTTGCGTTATCGGGCGGCAACGTTTTGAGCTCTGCGGGGCGATACTCATTAATCAGTTCTAGCAAACTCGCCATAAAGGAGTTTTCCTTTTCGGCTGCCGGACCGCCTGCAAATTTCACTGCGTCAGCCCCAGGCTCATATTTCCCAAGATTAAAGGCGTCTCCATCGATCTTAAATCGAGGGGAATCCTCAGCATCTTGTTGCTGAACCTCAAAACTTTGCTCCAGGCGCGCGATTAGCTCCGCGTTCACTGAGCGGCGATTCTTGTCAGCGGAAGCCTTCAACTGCTCATAAAGAGAGTAGGGGAGGCGGAATTGAGATCTATAAATTTCTTCCATGTCACTATCTTGTCACTGTGAAATATCGGCTGTATAGTGACTGCGTGTCACTAAGGAGGGGTTATGAGCGATCTAGCAAGAACGCAGGTTAGATTCCCTGGTGAGCTGATGGAATGGTTGAAACAGCAGGCGCGCGAGCAGAACCGCTCGATGAACGCGCAACTGGTTGAGATTATTCAGCAAGCCAAGGGAAAAGCGAAAAATGAACAGGCATGAAAAAGCCCCAAGCGCGCCAACGCTTGAGGCCTGTGAAGCAGAACGTCAATCTACTAGGAAAAACGTCATGAGCGATATTAGCACAGCCACATCCAATGTCATCCCCTTCAAGTTCGGCAAGCAACAGGTGCGGACCCTGCTGATTGATGATCAGCCGTGGTTCGTGGCGGCAGATGTGTCGTCCGCCCTGGAGTACCGTATTGCTGGTGACATGACTCGAAACTTGGACGAAGACGAAAAGGGTACGCAGATTGTGCGTACCCCTGGCGGCGACCAAGAAATGCTGGTCATAAACGAATCCGGCCTTTACTCGGCCATCCTGCGCAGCCGCAAGGCTGAAGCCAAGCGCTTCAAGAAGTGGGTGACTGCTGAAGTCCTTCCGGCGATTCGCAAGCAGGGCAGCTACCAAGACTCCAGCAATAGAATGAAGACGCTGATGGATGACCTGGTCGACATGACCGAGACGAATGCCCTGAAAGGCTTGGCGCGCCACAAAGTGGCACATCTTCCAGCATCCATTCAGCGCAGTGCTTCCGCGCGTATTTATTCAGCAGTGCACACGCGTTTCAACGTGCCGCGCCTTGAGCTGATACCTGCAAGCCAGTTCGAGTCGGCGTGCAACTTCATCGCGGCCTACGCCGTCCTGGAAGGTGAGTTCATTCCGAAGGGGCAGGGCAAGTCCTTCGATATCCCCGACAAACTTGGAGAGTGTGAGCGATATCTCGTCAGCGCCGACCATCACGGCAATCGGCAGGTCACGCCCGTGCCAATGGGTGCGTTCGTTTTGACCCGGCAGCAGTTCATGCAGTCGATGCTTGTGGACAGGGATATGCCAGTCTCCACAGCGGAAATGTTTGAGTTTGTGGCGCTTGCTACTGAAAATCTGCGCTGCCGATTTCTTTTCCAGGCTGCTCGGAGGGACGCAGCATGAGCATGGAACTTGTCACGCTAAAAATTACCGGCACGTCTCCGCTGATGATGCACAGCGACAAGCTGGCCAACCCTTTGAATCCCGCAACAAAGGCTCATAAGGAATTGACCGGAAAGCGCAAGAAGACGGACGACGATCATCTTGCCATCGCTCGCTCTGAATTTATCGCCGGCGCTTACCACGATGAAAAGCTCGGATTCTTTGTACCCGGCGCTAACTTCGATGCGACGTTCCTGGCTGGCGCGAAGCTTCAGAAGCTGGGCACGCAATGGAAGCGCGGAGCGGTCGTAATGACTGACAAGGCAAAGCTGGAGTTCTCTGGGCCGACAACTCCCGATTCTCTTTGGGAGGATCAGCGATTCGTTGATTGTCGCGGGGTTAAGGTTGGGCAGGCGAAGATCATGCGTTACCGGCCAATCTTTCTTGAATGGGGCGTCGAGCTGGAAGTCGCGATCAACGCTGACGTACTCAACATAGAGGAAGCAAAAAAGGCGATCACCGACTCAGGACTGTTGATTGGCGTCTGTGAATACCGGCCGCGCTTCGGTCGTTTCGAGGTGGCATATGTCTGAACTGACAAAGCACCCAAGCTACAAGCAAGCTGTTGATGACTTCCTCAAGGAATTCAAATACGGCGATCTGGTCGGGCATGAGTGGTTGGAGGCGCGTTTCGGAATGCCTTCCATGACTGACTCGAAGTCGCTGACCGTTGAGAAGTTTCGTGAGCGTCAGTTCGAATGGCTTGCGAACGTGGAGGCATTTAAATCGGACTTGCTCAAGCATCATCAGGTCTGCCTTCAGTCTGTGCGCGGCCGTGGTTACCGCTGGGTGCCGCCTCATGAGCAGACAGAAGTTGCGGTAAGTGAGCTGGGCCGGAATGTCCGGAAGGCGTTTCGCGGGAGTGGAGAAAAGCTGAGGAATCTGAGGATAACGGAGCTTACCGATGATCAGCGACGTGCAAACCTTGACGCTGTAGCAAAGTTTTCCGCGCTCCAGGGCATGACCCGAAAGGCTCTTGGTCAATAGCAGAGTAATGTCCTTTCTATGAGAGGGCATTGCGGTGCGAACGCATCATGTGGCGTGGCGAGACAAGGTTGGGCGAGGCCTGGTTAGGTCGGGCATGTCGAGGTGAGGGCTGACAACAGCGTAATGCCGATTGGAATCAGTCGGCATTGCGGTGGCAGAAGCCGCTGGCAGGTTCTGGTCCGGCAAGTCGCGGCTAGGTCCGGCGGGGTGTGGTTTGATTTGGTATGGGCTGATAACAGCGTAATGTCTCTTCTTGGAGGAGGCATTGCAGTGTTAGAAGTTTTCGATTGATATAGCCCGCATTGCGGGCTTTCGTGTTGCTCTCTGCTTGGTGATAAAGTCTCGCCATTTCTCAACGAGGGAGCGACATGAAACTGTTCGTAGGATTCTTTTTTATTTTGAGCTTGGTCGGCTGCTCTAGTTCGCCTATATCTGCCGACAAGGCCGATCCGGTGCCAAGCTCTCGGCTTTATGCCTTCGCTACAAAGTCCGATGCTCAACTCATTGTTACCCGAGATGGCGGGATGTTTGGATCTGGATGCAATTACCGTTTCTATATCAATGGGGAGCTTGCTGCCGAATTCTCCTCGGGAGAGGTGGCTAGGTTTGGTGTTAAGGCCGGCCGAGTAGTGCTTGGCGCGAAGCCAAGCGCAGCTTGCGGGGGAGGGATGATGGTTGAGCGCGATGTCGAAATAAAAAGCGGAGAAGTTTTGAGAAGAAGAATATCCATGTCGCCCGGCGGTCCAGATATTTCAGCTACCGCTTATTGATCCCATTAAGCCCGCTACAGCGGGTTTTTTTTCGCCTGGAGAAAACCATGTCAGCACTCGCAATTAATTATCAGCCGATGACTACCATCTTGCTTTATGGGCAGCTTAGGCAATTTGGAAGATCTTTCAGGTTGTCAGTTAAGTCCCCAGCCGAGGCTATCAAGGCACTATGCGTACAGATCCCTGGCTTCGAGCGGTTCCTGTCGAACGCCAAGTCTCGCGGCATTGAGTTTGCCGTGTTTCGAGGGTCAAAAAATCTTGAAGAAAAAGAATTAGGATTTGGCGGTTCCGGAGAAATCCGTATAGCGCCGGTAATTACGGGCCGAAAGCGCGCAGGCCTGATGCAGACCATTTTGGGTGCCATATTGATTGTGGTAGGTTTTTTTGCGTTCGGGTCGACAACAACTACAGGCGCAGCCCTCATAGCGGGCGGTATCGGTAGTGCTGCTGGGGGCGTAATCCAAATGCTTAGTCCGCAGGCGGCAGGCCTCAAGATGAGCGCTGCGCCCGAAAACCAGCCTGGATATGCATTTGGCTCGGCGCAGAACACAACTGCATCCGGCAACCCGGTCCCGCTCTGCTACGGCAAGCGCAGGGTCGGCGGCGCGATTATTAGCGCCGCGATATACGCCGAAGACCAGATGTAGACACCACTTTAAGCATCGCAGCCGCCCATGAGGCGGTTTTTTATTGCCTGGAGAAAAGCATGGGCGCAGCACAAAACATCGATATACACGGCGCCAAAGGCGGCGAAGGTAAACCAAAAACGCCGACTGAGGCCCCGGACAGTCTGCGCTCTGTTGCTATCGCAAAAATGCTCATTGCCGTGGGCGAGGGTGAGTTCGAGGGCACGCCAACTGCCAAAGACATCTATCTCGACAACACGCCCCTGCAAGACCCTCAAGGCAACATGAACTTCCCGAACGTGAAGTGGGAGTGGCGCACCGGTGCCGTGGATCAGAGCTATATCCAGGGCATTCCATCGATCGAGAACGAGACAACGATCAATACCGAGCTGCGCAGCGGTACGCCGTGGGTCCGAGCCATTAGCAACACCCAGCTCTCCGCAGTACGAGTGCGTTTCGCGTGGCCGGCGCTTCAGTCGGTGGACTCTAGCGGCAACGTCAATGGGTACCGCATTGAATACAAGGTTGAGCTGGCCACCGATGGTGGGACCTACCAGCAGGTGCTGAGCGAGGCTGTCGACGGCAAGACCACCAGCCTGTACGAGCGAACACGCCGCATTGATCTTCCAAAGGCGACCACTGGCTGGCTGATGAGGATCACGCGACTGACGATCAACCAGAACAACAACAAAATCTCCGACACCATGCAGATCGCCGGCTTCACCGAGGTGATCGATGCGAAGGTTCGCTATCCAAATACAGCGCTGCTCTACATCGAATTTTCAGCCGAGCAGTTCCGCAGCATCCCGGCCGTCACGGTCGAGACCAAGCTGAAGAAGATGCAGGTACCGAGTAACTACGACCCCGCGTCGCGTTCATACACCGGGATATGGGACGGTACATTCAAGCAGGCATGGACTGACAATGCTGTCTGGATGACTTACGACATCACCACCGCCGACCGCTTCGGCTTGGGCCGTCGCATCAAGCCGTGGATGGTTGATATTTGGGAGTTGTATCGTATTTCCCAATACTGCGACCAATTGGTGCCGGACGGAAAAGGCGGCATGGAACCGCGCTTCCTCTGCAACTTGAACCTGCAGAGCAAGGCTGACGCTTGGTCGCTGCTGCGCGATATCTCGGCGATCTACCGTGGCATGACCTACTGGGCGCAGGGCCAGGTCTTCACGCTGGCGGACATGCCGCGCGCCACCGACTTCGACTTCGCCTATACCAGGGCGAACGTGATCGACGGCAAGTTCACCTACTCCAGCGCCTCGGAGCGCACGCGATACACCCGGGCATTGATCAGCTACGACAACCCGGCCAACAACTACGACACCGATGTCACGGCGGTCACGGATTCGAAGCTCCAGCGGCGCTACGGCGACAACCCGCTGGAGATCAGCGCCATCGGCTGCACCCGTGAGTCGGAGGCGCAGCGCCGCGGTAAGTGGGCGCTGCTCACGAACTCCAAAGACCGCGCCGTCACTTTCAAGGTCGGCCTCGACGGGCGTATCCCGCTGCCCGGCTACGTGATCCCTATTGCTGACGAACTGCTGGCCGGCCGTTCTGTGGGCGGACGCATCTCGGCGGTGAATGGCAAGGTCATCACCCTGGACCGCGACACCCAGGCCAAGCCTGGCGACCGGCTAATCCTCAACTTGCCCGATGGCAAGTGCGAGGGCCGCACCGTGCAACTGGTCAGCGGCCGGCAAGTCACCGTAACCCTGGCCTACTCCGTCCCGCCTGAGCGCGAACTGGTGTGGGCGCTGGATGCAGACGACCTGGCCATCCCGCTTTACCGCGTGGTGAGCGTGGCCCGGCCGGAAGCCGGCGTGTTCGAGATCTCGGCCGTGCAGTACGACCCGAGCAAGTTCGATCACATCGATACCGGCGCGCGCCTGGAGGATCGTCCGATCAGTGTTGTACCCATCACCGTGGTTCCGGCGCCGGCGAGCGTTAGCATCACCTCGAACTACTCCGTGGACCAAGGCCTGGCAATCAGCACCATGAACATCTCGTGGCCTGCTGTTTCGGGTGCGATCGCCTATGACGTGGAGTGGCGCAAGGACAGCGGCAACTGGATCAAGCTGCAGCGCACTGGTTCGACGAGCGTGGACCTCACCGGCATCTACTCTGGCGCCTATCTGGCCCGGGTTCGCTCGGTGAGCGCCTTTGAAATTTCGTCGATCTGGAAGAGCTCCAACCTGACCAATCTGGAAGGGAAGGTGGGCCTGCCGCCTGCGGTTGCGTCCCTGACCACCACCAGCGAATTGTTCGGCATCGGCATCCGGTGGGCTTTCCCGCCCGGTGCCGAGGACACCCAGCGGACCGAGCTGTGGTACGGCCCAGCCAATGACCTGTCAGTGGCCACCAAGCTTGCCGACTTGGCCTACCCCCAGGCGAACCACAGCATGCAGGCCCTCAAGGCCGGTGCGCAGTTCTTCTTCTGGGCGCGCCTGGTGGACCGCACCGGCAACGTCGGCCCGTTCTATCCGGTGGTCAATGGTGTACCGGGGCAGGCCAGCGCGAATGCTGCGCCGATTCTGGAGATGATCGCCGGCCAGATTGGCGAATCCGAATTGGGCAAGGAGCTGCTTGAGGAGATCGAGCTGATCTCCGGCTCCGGTCCGGGCTCGGTCAATGATCGTTTGGAGCAAGCCAAGCAGGAACTGGAAGACCTGATCGACCACGTAACGGACGCCCTGGTCTACGTTCCGACCAAGACCTACACCACCGGGCAGATTGTTCGCACGGGGCAGAACCTGTGGCAGGCACTCAAGGCGGTACCGGTGGATACCCCGCCGCCCGCTGTCGAGTACTGGTTCAACATGGGCACCATTGCCCAAACAACCCAGGCCATGGCACTCCAGATCCAGCAGAACAAGACTTCAATCGAAACCGTGGACGGCAAGGTCACAGCGAACGCCTCGGCGCTGCAATCGCTCCAGGCAAGCTGGCGCGAGAATGACGGGGAGGGTGACCTTGCCGACGCGGTGAAAAGTTGGGACGCCACCGCCAAGTTTGCGCAGCAGGTGAAGGTACAGGCTTCCGACAACCGGGCAATGGTTGAGCGCACTACGTCGCTGGATGCGGCGGTGGGGGCCAACAAGGCTGCACTGACCACGCTGGAGCAGGTGGTGGCCACCGACAAGCTGGCAACTACTGAGCGTATCGACCAGCTTAAGAGCAACGTCGATACCAACTCGGCAGCCGTCCAGACCGTCACCCAGTCGCTTGCTGATACCAACAAGTCGATCGCATCCCAGTCCACCACGATTGAAGCCATCGCCGGCGGTGATCGTGACGGCTCGGATGAGGGCGACCTGGCCAGTGCCATCAACGACTGGAAGAACAAGGCGTCGATCCAGGTCACGGCCAGGGCTACAGCAGACATCGACGGCAAGCTGTCCACAATGTGGGCGGTGAAGATGCAGGTCAACGCCAACGGCCAGTACGTGGCAGCGGGGATCGGCCTGGGCATCGAGCAGAACGCCGACGGCTTACTGCAAAGCCAGTTCGTGGTGAGTGCTGATCGGTTTGCGGTGGTGAACACCATTGCTGGCGGGGCGATCACCACGCCGTTTGTGGTGCAGGGCGGGCAGGTGTTCATGAACTCGGCGTTCATTCAGGACGCTTCAATCGGTGTGGCAAAGCTGACCCAGAGCATCCAGTCGGAAAACTACGTTCCCGGGAGGATGGGGCTGATGATCAACTTCGTCACCGGTGAGTTCGAGTTGAATAGCGCGACTGGTGGCGGTGGTCGCCAGACCATCAATAACCGTGGCGGCAAGGTTTACGATGAAAATGACGTTAAGCGCTACCAGTGGGGGGATCTTTCCGCATGATCTCTGGAAATCGGACATGGGGGCCGACTGGCCTCCTTGAGCTGGATGAAACGTCCTTCACTGTGCGGATTGTCTATTCGGAGATAGTCCGATCCGGCATTCCTGCGCCAGGGAGAACTCGATATATCGCTATTCCCGGAATTGATCCATCAACTCATTCTGCTGTTTGTATTCCTATCGCGGCGTACGACACTACCGCGCAAAGTAACTATGCAATCCAATACACTCCGCGAGTTTCTTCTGGTGGTGTAACTATTTACTTTGGGAATCCTGCAACCTCAACGGGTCCTATCGGACTGAGCCCGCAAAGACTTCTTGTTATGAGGTTTCGATAATGACTTATGGAGTGACCTTTACAAATAACAGTGATGTCGTGATTCTGGACTCTGAGTTTGCACGGCTTGTAGTGCTTGAAAAAGGCACTTGGAATGGTACCGGAGCGGGAGTTGGTGTGTCGTTTTCAAAAACCATAACCACTGACGAACCGCCACTGATATTTGTCAGGCCTGATCAATCCAACATACTGTGTTTTTGCGTTGTTCTGGGATCGTCTGGTGCCTGGACTGGATTTTCCTTTCACGGGCGGGTAGGTCAAGCGACCTCAGGCAAATGGTTTACGGCGGCGTTCAAGTCAGAACCCACGGCCACTTATGGCTTTCGGTTATGGGATGGAAGCTCAAAGCTTCTCTTTGATAGCGGTACTCCCTGTGCGCAGTTTACTAGGGCCATAAATGCTTGGACCTACCTAGGGTCAAGCAGCGATCCGCAGGGACAGAGCAGGCTTAGCTGGACGGCACCATCGCCGCTGAGTAGTGGCGACTATATGCTGCTGAATAACATTGCAATGGATATAGCGGGAGGAACATCTAGGCAAGGGAATTTGTATGCGGTCTGGGAATATCAAAATGACAGGCTTGTAATTCAAGCTGTTGGGGTTGACCTGCAAACTTCACTCTATATTCCCGTCGTTTTCGCAAAACCAATTTCATAGCTGTTTGCAGATCGAGCAGAACTCTATAGCCGCCAAGTGCGGTTTTTTATTGCCTGGAGAAAAATATGCCTTGGTATAGAACCGGCACCGTTGCAGTAACTTTGAATAACAATACCGTCACAGGCGCTGGCACATCCTTTGTCGCCAACACCCGAGTAGGCGATGCGTTCCTCGGTCCTGACGGTGGTTGGTACGAGGTCACCAACGTCGCCAGCAACACCGTCCTGTCGATCTCCCCGAATTACCGTGGCGCTACAGCCGCAGCCGGTACGTACGCGATTGTCCCGGTGCAGGGTTACACCAAGGGCCTGGCCGACCAGGTGCGACAGATCCTTAATGACTGGGGCGCTACGCTCGCAAGCCTGGGCACAGTCGCAACCGAGAACATCGTGCCGGTGAACAAGGGCGGCACGGGCGCCACAACGGCTACGGCGGCCAGGGTCGCGCTTGGGCTGGGTTCTGCAGCCGTAGCTGACGTTGTTGGCTTGAACTCCGCCGGCGCGATCATTGAGCGGGGCACTAACGCCAACGGCGACTACACCAAGTTTCTGGATGGGACGCTGATTTGCACGAGGACCGTCGACAACACAGATACGGTTTCCTCGGCTGCGACTGGGTTGTTTATCGGCAGCACATTTTCCTGGAATTATCCTCAGGCATTCTATGCGGCACCCACCTTTTTTGGGTCCGCGAAAGCCCCCAATGCTGTGTCGTTTTTAAGCAACAACTTTGCCAGCGCCTCGCAGGGGTCTTACTTCAATGTTGCGGCGGTGGCACAGCCAAGCCGCGTGTACTCAACCTGGCTTGTCGCAATTGGACGGTGGAAAGCATGATCATTCAACTGAGCCCGCAAGGGCCCTCGAAAGCACTGAGCATCCAGAAACGCGGCGATGTGCTGATCATCAACGATGAGCGCTTCGACTTCAGCCAGATCCCTGAAGGGGCGGTACTGCCGGCCTCGGCGGTAAATAGCGAGTTCGTGGTGGGGGATGTCACTCGGCTCAACGGAGAGCTGAAGCTCACAATCCTGCTGCCGCTCGGCCCGGATGCTACTGCCGCCGGCATGTTTCCTGCCGATATCGTCAACCCGCCCGACGGCAACGTGAGTCTTCCTCAATGAATATCGACTTCAGCAAGATGAAAACCGCCGGGCAGTTGCAGGCGGAAAAGATCCAGGCCGAACGCGAGGCGGTGATGGCTTCCCGTCGTGCGGCTTACCTGGCTGAGTCCGACCCGCTCCGCCTGGAGGCTGACTACGACGCCCTCAGCCAGGGCTTGGAGCCTGACTATTCAGCGTGGCTCGCATCGGTCGCAGCGATCAAGGCGCGCTACCCGCTGCCAGTGATTCCGGCAGCCTGACGCCGCCCTAACACTGCCACCCGCCATGAGCGGGTATTTTTTTGTCTGGAGAAAAGCAATGGCACGACTTTCCGAATCTCTCGCCGGCGGCCGCAATGCGCTGGCCTTCCTCGATATGCTCGGCTGGTCCGAGGGCACCAGCACCTCGCCGGCCACGGCCATGGATGGCTACGACGTCATCGTGACCGGCATAGACCGCAAGCCTGAGGTGTTTAAGGACTTCACGGACCACCCATTCGCCAAGGGGCGCGCCTCGAAGGTCATCAACAGCAAGGGGCTCACGTCCAATGCTTCCGGTCGGTACCAGCAGATGCTGAAGGACTGGCCGCACTACAAGGCACTGCTCAAGCTGCCTGACTTCAGCCCGATCAGCCAGGACCTGCTGGCCCTGCAACATATTCGAGAGTGCCGGGCTTTGCCTGATGTGCTTGCCGGGCGGATCGAGACGGCTATCTCGAAGTGCCGGAACATCTGGGCCAGCTTACCGGGTGCGGGGTATGGCCAGCGGGAACACCGGTTGGAGGACCTGCTGAAGCAGTACCGACTGGCGGGCGGGGTGATGTCGTGACATCGCTGGAGAAGCTGATCGGCCTTGGCCTGGCCGTGGCGCTGCTGCTGGTCCTGGGCGCCGGCGTCGGGGTCTGGCGTGCCGCCGCCCACTACCGGCCACTGCTCGATGCGGCCAATAGTGACCTAGCCACCACCCATGCCGCCCGTGACAACTTGGTAACACTGACGGGAGAGCAGGGCAAGAAGCTCGGCGAGCTGGTGCTGGCAGGTGAACTGCGGGAGCGGAATGCTGCGCTGGCGCAGGAGAAAGCCGCCCAAGAGGCCCAGCCAGACTACGAGGCAGCCAACCGGCTGTTGCGGGAGCAAATCGGCGGTGATCCCGCTCAGGCCGCCTCATTGATCATCGACAAGGAGTTGGGACTATGAAGTCTTTGCTGGTGGTGATGGCCCTAGTGCTGGCGGGGTGCGCGACCTCGGAGCTCGAGGTGCGCACCGTTCGTGTTGAGGTGCCGGTGCCAGTGCCATGTAAGACGAAAGAGATAGCGGTGCCGTCTTGGGCGGCCGCTGGCCTTAAGAAGTCCGACAGTTTGGAGGTGAAGGTGCGTGCATTACTTGCCGAGCGCCGACAGCGAATTGGATATGAGCGCCAGCTTGTGGCGGCAGTTAGAGAATGCCGTTGAGGTACTTCCGACTCACGATTGCATGGTACGGTGGCACTATGATATTGATTCAACTTCATCAAAAGGAGATTTACGATGTCGGTACGTTTTTACACCAGCTCTGCGAAGTCCCTACTTAAAGCATTCGATGACCGCATCAAGCAAAAGGAAAAGGAAGGATCTATTACTACGTGGATGAAAAACAAGCAAGACTATTACACCCATAAGTCGGAACGTTGGGGGGGGAAGTGTTACTTCAAAGCCCGGACTGATGTAAGTGGGAAGTTGATTTTCAATGTGATTCCGCCAGCAGGTGAGATCGTTACATCCGAGATATATGCATTTTATCACGGGCATATTATTGAAACGTTCCTCAATCACTTTACTAGTCAGTTCACGGTCGGAGAGGCGACTGCTAAGCCGACCAACAAAGACAGGCTGGTTTCAAAAACCGCGAAAGGAAAGTGAGGTGACTTGGGAAGGCTCACTAAGCCCGTAGTATCAAATTAGATCCTTTGTTTCGTACATTTCCCACAGAGCCGTCGACTTTGAACCATTCAAACGCTTCCGACGGCTCGCCCTGGTGTAGCACCATCTGCTCGGCACGCTCCTTGGGCGTGGCAGGGTCCAGCCATTCCCGCGCAAGGTCCGGCGTTAGAACCACGGGGCGCCGGTCATGAACATCCACCATCCCGCCAGCGCTATCGGCGGTAATGATCACAAAGCCATCGTGCTCACCTGGGCCTTCATCGGCGTCGGGTAGTTGGCCAATGGCTGCACACAATACCGGCGCACCATCGCGTCGGCGAATCAAATAGGGCTGCTTTTTGGGGCCGCCTTCATCAACCCACTCAAACCAGTTGTCGATCGGCGTGATTGCCCGGTGCGGCCAGATCGCCCGGAAGAACGGGCCGTGGGCCACCTTCTCTGCGCGAGCATTGATCGGCGCGGCACGGTCCTTGGCCCAATGAGGCCGCCATCCCCAGCGCACGGAGTCAGCGTGCAACAGATCGTTCTGGATATGCAGCAACGCTACCTGTGTGGACGGGGCGACGTTGTAGCGCTCAATCGGCTGGTCACCCACGGAGTTCGCCAGGGCATTGGGCATGCTCAGCGCGGCAACGAAATCGTGGATTCCTCGATACTGCGTAAGTCTCCCGCACATCCCCGCGCCCCTCCCTATCTCCAGTCAGTGTAGTTCGTGACCGCTAAGCGTGTAGTGCGGACGAGCGCGATAGATAGACCAGAATGAGATGCCGATTTAAGCTGTGCTGCGGCGCCGAAAACTCGATGGTAATCTTCTCAAAAAGGCTTTTGTTCGAGGGTATTTTAAATGGGTATCGGTGCTAGATTAAAATCTGAAAGGCTGCGCCTCGGCTTAACTCAAACCATGCTCGGTGCCGCAGGGGGAGTGGAGGTGAATGCTCAAGGTCGTTATGAGGCCGGGGTTAGAATTCCGCGGGCTGACTATCTAGCGTCGATCGCCAAGGTCGGCATCGACGTTCTTTATGTTGTTACTGGGCAGCGAATGCAGAATCGGGCCGCAGACTTCACTGGTGATTGCGGGTTACCACCAGTGAGTCAAAGCGAGTCCAAGATCCGAGTGCACTGAATTCTGCACTGGCGAATTCACTCCGGCGAAATTAGTACTGCGAGTGTCAGCTTTATGAACACCTCATTCTGATCAATGGTGTGCAGAGCTCCTTGGATGATCTCGGATACCTCAGCAAAGCCACGTTGCTCGACCTACATTGACAGCTCCATGATGGATGCCTCAAGCGCGAGCTGATTTTCGTAGAGCTTCTAGAGCAGGGGAAGGATCTGGTCTGAGTTAGGCATGGCTGTTCCTCTGTGAGGTGAACAGGGCAGCATTCAACTCTATTCCAGTAAGAAGCTCATCGTGTTTTTACAGATAACTCATTATAAAAGTTACTGATGTGTTTGCAGTGCCAGCTTTGAGTTCGCTATCGGCTAGGCGGTAATAAGAAGCAGAAAGAGGGATGTTGAAGTCTGTGCCTGTGGTACTGAAACCGTTGAATTGATAAGTGGTATCCAAAGCAACGGGTTGGCCTGCGTCGTCCATTAGTTTCAGGCCGATGCCTTTGGCGGTCGAACTGGCATTCAACGCTACGATGCCCTGCTTCTGATCAATGACTTGAGTGGTAGCTTTAAGGGAGTACGTGACCTTCTGGATGCCTGTCTGGCACTGGTGAAGGCCAATATTGAATTTAACGGCTTGTGACGTATCACCGACATTGCTGAATTCATAAAGATAATAATCATCACCCATTTGAACAGATACATCCGGAGTCACGCAGGATGCGGCGTTTAAAATGATTGGGTTGGCCAGATTGATCTTTACAATGTCAACGTCACCGAACCGATGCGCCCCCAGATTGCCTGCAGGAACCTCATTTTTCGATGACAGTTCACCCGACTTAATAATTTCAATGGTGTAGGCCCTGGAGACGTCCATGTAACCCTGGCCAGTGAGAATTCTGTCCGCAGTTAAATAGCCATTTACTGTGTTTTTGACTTTGAGTGATAGCCCGGTTTTACCCAAAGGAAAAACGTTACCGGTAGCGACGCTACCTAGCGTAGGGTTAAGTGCGAAAATAAAGGGGGACGCCGAAGGGCAGGTAAAACCTTGTTGTGGCGCCATTATGGACTCTTCATAAACCACCGTGCCTACAGGTGCATCTCGAGGGACTGTCAAGGCGATTGGCTTGACGGCGAAGTTAGCCGTAAATTCGCCACCTTGGGTCATCCTGCAGTTCGCTGCCAATGTTTCAGATGAATAGCCAAAAAAGCTCGTGGCTACCACAGTCATCAAAGAGGATAGCCAATAGTGTTTTTTTGAAATGCGCATTTTTTTGATAACCGGGGTAGGTGTGAACGTCGACGAGATACCCTATCGATTACGTGCGACTGAGAAAATAAGACAGTTCTTAGATTATTGCTTGCGATGACAGCCTTCGTTGCGTTGATCGTATTCGGCCGTCAGAGCGTCGGGTGAGGGGGTGAACCGGTGTCAAAAACAAGGCCGAATTCCAAATAGAATAAGGGCTGCAGGCCTGCTCTTTTATCTGAACTGTGGAAAGCTGATAGCCTATGAGGCTACCCCCGCCTGAATTTGACTATCGGTCTTGAAAAGCGACGGATGCGGCCGCGTCCGTAGGATGGCCACTTCTTTTTATTAGGCAGATCGATCTGTCCGCGAGCATGCATCTTGGAGGTGGTGGCGATTCAACGCGGTGCATAAATGTAGCTGCGCAATTCACATCGGCCAGATTGGCCTATCCGCGTTGCGTCCTCTGGAAAAAGCAGGTTTGCCCGATGATCAGTCAGGCACTATCAGGACGGCTAGGGTCAGCTTGATGAACTCTTCGTTCTGGTCGATGGCGTGCAGTGCCCCCCGGATGTTCTCGGCGACTTCAGTGGAGCCGCGCTGCTCCACCCAGTTTGTTAACTCCATGATGGATGCCTCAAGGGCCAGCTGATTCTCATAAAGCTTGGAGAGCAGTGAAGGTAGAAGGTCTGAATTCGGCATGCTTGTTCCTCTTATGAGTGATTAGCTTAGCAGCCGGCGGAAGCTTGGGATTTGATATAGGTCGGCAGGACGCCGAAGGGGAGGGTTATGCAGTTTCGGCATGGGCCGAAATTCCCCCGTTGGGACCATTTCTGGAACCAACGGGTGCATTTCGGTGCGTTACGAGTGATTACTCACGACGACTTCGCCCAATAAACACTGATCACGGCTAATCACCACAATGCATTCCAGACCGCATGGTGATGTTAGCTGTGGAGATCAATTACTTTACCTATCAATGGGTTGCGAGCGTGACGGCAGGAGCCTTCAGGCATGCATCAACAGCGACATCAAGGCGCGAAACCCGGTCGCTGAGCAGAAAATTGGGGATGTGTGTTGGAATTTGGCGCGCATTGTCGCATATGTGAGGCGACAGTTGTATGGCAGGCGACGAGGGATATTTAGTGGCTTGGGGGTGGGAGGCGTTTGCTGGATGTGTTCGGCTGCTGACATGGGGGGGCTGGCCGCGGATGGTGGGTAGTGAGTGGTCGCGGCTGGTCTACAGTTGATCGAGATGTTACTCGGTGGGAAGAAAATGGATGTTCGACAAGTATCCCGAGCAAAAGCAGGCCCGAAAGTGGGTAGGGGCGTTCGGTGTTGCACTCCTGGCGTTGGGGGGGCTTCTGATTGTCATTGATGGAACAGGGGGTGGACTTTGTATCGTTATGGGGAGCGGTTTGGTGCTGCTGGTGTTGTTGGCGAATGAAAAACAGTTTTCCAAGACGTTAAGGGTGTTGGGCTGGTTTGATGGGCTTTCGTGAGTGGAAGGCCTCGCCCGTCGTTCACCGGCAGGCATGTAGGGGGGTTGAGGTTAGGCTGCTGGGTGTTGCACTGTGTCTCGGAAAACGTCCATCTTCGCCGCACCGTCCAGCCAGGCCGCCGCGATCCTGCGCTCAGCCATCGCGGAGTATTCCGGGTTGAGTTCGCACAGGATTGATTTGCGACCTTCCTGCATGGCTACGACCGCCGTGGTACCTGAGCCGCCAAAAGGGTCAAGCACGATTCCACCGAGTGGGGCGCCGGCCAGGATGCAAGGCCTGATCAGGTCCGGAGGAATGGTGGATTCAGGCATGGGGTTCGGCTTGTGCCAAATGATGTCCTGGCGCAGATACCAGCCATCATCTTGAAGGGCGAAGGCGAGGCGCCAGGGGATACCCATCAGGTCTTTCTGCTTGAGCCCTATCGGCGGTGATCGTCGCTTGCCACGCAGTACCGCCCCGCGGGTAGCCTGAGAAACCATGTCGTGCTTACCTGCTGAACCACCAGGTGCGTATCCACCCGCGATTGATGCGTAGGTGTCGCCCATGTTTACCCATGCGGTGCCGTCATTACGCAGTACTCGGCGCACTTCGCGAAATACTTCAACGAGACGCCCGACAAATTCAGCAGGTGTTTCCTCAAGGCCTATCTGTCCGGCCATGCCGTACCCATCAGGTAGGTGGTGATAGCCAGTCGCGAAGGCAGCCACACTCTGCGTGCGGTGGATCCTCATCGGTCCACTGCCGATCAAGCATGTTTTCCCTGGTCAACTCGACATCCCAGTCCGCTTAGTCGGCCGGGTCGCCGCCGTTCATTTCGACCAATACACGGCGGGCTTCGTCTTCGCTGGTTGCCGCTACCCAGTCTTGATCGCCGACGCTGTAGCAGCGCAGATCCGGGCCGTGCCGGTTGGGAGTCGCTCAGTTCGAGCTCGGAGTTTTGGTTTTCAGTGGTCATGACTTCGTCCTTGCCGCTACGGCGGCTATCAAACTCATAGAGGGGAGAGATATCGTTGCCACCTCAGATAGGGAGGTGCGATGTGGTCGTAGACGGAGTTGAATACAAGTTTTTTACCGCCTCACACGTGACAAAGGGGCATGACGGTTTGGCGATTGAGTGTTGGCGGGACAACGATTTGGTCTTCGATATATTCAGGAATGACCACACGCTGCGTTTTGAGGTGACGCTTTTCGAACAGAATGTCCCGTTGGAGCTGCTTGAATATGCCATCCCAACTGCTCGCGAAAGCCTGGGTGAGTTCGCGCCGTAGAACCTCCTTCGCCTTGATGAAGTCGTAGAAGTTCTTCGGCCGGTCTTCATCGATCAGGCCCGACAGTTCGTCGAGGGTAATCGGCTCGCCCAACTTGGCCTGGGCCATCGAGTAGCTGACCAACGTGTGCGTCTTCTCGCGGGCCGCATCTTCGACCATGTCCTCGCTCTCAACGAAGTCACTGAACGCCTTCAGCAGCGTTCGGGCTTCTTGTCGATCTTGTGGGTGACGCTATGGCGTACAGGCATTTCGTTTAGCTCGAGTAAGCGCCGCCCTCCGGCTACCGGTGGTGGCAATTTGGTGTGGGCTGGGGTATTACGGACGGCCGAAATGGTTCGGTGAATGAGGAGTGGTTGATGCGTGGTAAGCCAGTAAAATGGGTTGGAGATTTTAGGGTGTATGAGGAAATTGACGCCGAGGGCGTTGTTGTTGGCTTTACGGTCCTCAGTCCTGATGGCACCGTTTCATCAGTGTTCGTAACCCTCAACCAAGCAATTGACTTCGCAACTGAGCTGCGCAGGAAATATGTTCCTGGCCGCGAGATCTGATAGGGCGGTCGTCTGCGCAGGCCTTTAGGGGCTCGCGCTACAGGTTGTTGTGGCGCGGCTTGTTCAGAATGGTTCTGGAACCGTATGATCTGAACGAGTGCCTTATTTCGGCGCTGAGACTCACACCCTTTGAAGGACATGAGCATGGAAAAGCACTTCGGTAATTCAGGCCTATTCAAGGCTACTTCGTATAACTGCAACAAGCTCCTCAACAGCGGCATCGCCAACTGGGAGCTGAAAAATATTGCGCTGAATACGAAGGAGTTTTTGATATGTCCAAAGAATTACTCGGAGTTTCTGCTCTAGGGTTGATGGTGGTAGGTGAGTTTTGTGCAATCTACAGTGAGGTGGTAGCCGCCAAACTTGCGCAAACAGGAAGTGCTTCATGGGAAGCGTTCATCCTTCCCGTCGCGCTTATGTGTTTTGCAGGACTTTGTCTGCTGGGTGCCTACTGGCTTGGATATATTGCAGTCGGAGATATCTGGATCGTAACGGTGGTATCAGTCACCTCTTTGTTGCTTTTGGAGCCCGTTGTGGTTTGGTCTCTGTTTCATGAAGCACCAGGGAGGGGCGCACTCATTGGGTTTGTCCTGGGAGCATTGGGCATGCTTTCCACTGTATTGCTTTAACTTACCCTTCTGGCCCAGCAATCAAATGCTGGGCCAATTCCGCGGACCAGCATCAACTCAAACCGTCAATTCAGCGCACTCTGTCCTGCGCACCATCCGCATTTGAGCCATTCGCCTTTCCTGCGCCCTGCGATCGCGACGCAGCGAGTCGTCACTGATCATCGAATGCGTAGAAACTGAAGCTCTCGCGGCGCAAGGTCACGTCCGCGGTGGCCTTTTCATGAGCGGTTGATGATTGTTGCTTCCACTGTGGTGACCCTCGGTTGGTTTCCCGTTACCCGTTCCCCGCTGCTGGTTGCAGGCCAGGCCGTTCGTCTCCTGTGTGGGCTTCGAGCTTCCTACTCTCCGCTACTACGGAGAGAAGTTATAACGCAACTACGGAGAGCTTGGGCGTGGTTACTGGCATACCATCCACGCTGGATGGGTGCACAGGCCAGTGATAACCTCTGCGCCTTTGCATGAGGGATCATGATGACGGGCAAGAAGGGAGGTCGGCGAAAAGTTTACCAAGCGTTTCCTTGGTAAATGCTTTCGTTTTTTTTACGAAACTGATCCAGAGGGTAGGTACTAAGTTTGGGTTGCGTTTTTGCGATCTGACATCGACACGCTAGCCTATCTGGATCCGTGCGAAGTTACTGCTCGTGTAGTTCGCGGTTGAAACGCCCAACCCCCCCCGCTGGGCTTTTTGCATCTGGCCCCCCAGTGCTACAGCCCCGCGCCACAGTAGGCGATTAAGACTGCGTAGATCTTGGTCGGTATTGGAGAGTTTCAGCATGGTGGACCGCCTGATTTATAGAACGCCGCAGCCATTTGATGTACAGCGGCTATTCACTATTTATAGCGACCCCAAAACCAACCTTTTCAACCCGGCAGGCCCAATGACTGATCTTGTCAGCGCACAGGATTTACTGGGTCGCTGGATCGAGCATTGGGACAAGCATCTATACGGCGTGTGGGCTATTGCAAGGAGCGATGCGCCGGAGCACGTCATAGGGTTCGGTGGCATTTCCCTGCACGATTACTTGACTGAACAGTGCGTCAATCTGGGGTATCGCTTCGCGGTCGAAGCGTGGGGTCGTGGGTATGCAACCCAGTTAGGACGAGATGCGCTTACATATGCATTTGAACAGCTTTACTTGTCCGAAGTTTACGGGCTAGTCAGACCAGATCATATGGCTTCTATCCGGGTGCTAGAGAAGATCGGCATGCAACCCTATGGACAGTTGGATGACGTCCCAGGTAAATCGCCAAGTTTGGTGTTTAAGGCGCTGCGGGGCACGTCTACCTAGCCGCGAGGGAACACATAGTTATCGTCGTCGAAGGCCCGCACTAGGCTTTTTGCATCTGACGTCCTCAATGCTACAGTCCCGCCAAATCATAGAGGGAACGTTTCGACATGCGAATTTTGATGGTGGCGTTAATGGCGTTGCTGCTGGCAGGGTGCGGCCATAAACAGCTCGACTACACGGCTGTACCACCTCCGAGTATGGACAGGCAGAAAGCGATAGAAGCGGTGGAACAAGGGTTTTATGAGGACTGGAACACCAAAAACAGGCCTCAGTCTGTTGTGATAACGGATCAGTACATTCTGCTGGCAGATGGCATTGTTTCGGATGGAAGTAGCTTTGGCAGCGCGGCTGTAATGGGTGGCGGTGCAATTGCTGCCAGCAACTCCCGAGTGATTACCAGGGAAATGGGGCAACGGATCTATATCAGCTCTATAGGAGCGGTCAACATCTACCAGCACAAGGTAAAGGCAAACCGGTTCGTGGTGATCGTTCAGGAGGTCGGCGGCGCTGAGCTTCGAAAGATAAATGTTCGCAGCCTCAGTCTGGCCCAACAGTTCGCCGATGCAATTGCCTATTTGAAGGCGCATCGAACGTAGGGATCAGATCCACCTTTCAACAAAGAAAAAGCGTCACCTTGCGCACCTCACCGGCAGGCATGATTCGTAAAACCGAGTGATATGCTTTGCCGCTTATCAAACAGGAAACGTTCCAATGGGCAAAAGGCTGGAAAGGATTCGAGAATGGCTCACGCCGCGTAGGCGGCTATGGACAGGAATAGGCTTGTTTGCAGTTACTTTCGCTGTGCCAGTTGTCAGTCCAGGAACATCCATCAGTTGGCTTGTAGGACCTGCGAGCGTTTTATTTGTTGGCAGCTTCATCCCTGCTACGAATGGAAAGCGTTAGGCGCAGCCCTCCGTGATCTCGGATGATTGATAGCGCTACAGGGTGCGAAAACTTACAATTTCAGTTTTTCAGGGAGACGAAAGATGTTTCATAGGGCTATGCGGCCGGTTGGCTATGGATTGGCGATAGTGGGAATATTTGCACTGCTCTTTTCGGCCGTTGAGTTGTTTATCGGAAAAGATGCTCTTTTTTCTGCGGCAAAATCAGCGGTGTTTATTTTGATTGGCGTCTTGCTGATCAAGCACTCGACAAAGGCACAGTGA